CCCGCGGCTGTCGGAGCATGTGACTTTGAGAGTCAGAGATCCCGATGAGGACACCGAGCCTACGTCAAGGACGGTCCCGGTGCTGCTCAATGACACGTCGCCTATGCTGACGGAATAGCCTGTGATGCTGGAACCGTTCAGAGCCGTGCCGGCAGAGGCTGTCACCTTCAAATGGGAGTAGCTCTGCAAAAGGATCTGATTGTCCTGCGTGATCGCCGTTACTGCGCTCTCCGTATCGAGATAGGTGAAATCGGTAAAGGTCGGCGAGGAATTGGCTGCCGTCGTGGAGGCCGTGAAAGACTGAGGGCCGGAGGCACCGACAAGAGTCGTGCGTGCTTGGTCAGAGTAGGTTTCCAGAACGACCTTGAACACACAGGTCTTCGTGTTGGGGAAATGAGCCAGCAGAGATGCCCTTGTCGCAGCCGGATAATTGAAGTTGATGGTCTTTTGCGTACCGGCCGTGATTGTGTCAAAAGTGAGTGTCCGCAGCAGGGTTGTCCCGTCCTCATCGTAAATGCGGAAGGAGTGATAGAACGTGCCGTAGACCGTTGCAACGAATGAGGCTGCGGGGCTGGCATCGTCCATCGTGACATTCGCCACACTGTGGAGAATGGAGCCGCCGAGGGTAGTGACGGCGGTATTACTGGACGTGCCGTAAATGTTGTTTGAGGTCTTGCGTGCTCGGACTTGTACATTGTAGGTGGTGTTCGGGTCAAGGCCGGTAACATCTACAGTGGCCGATGTGCCGGCCGTCGTAGACATGCGCGTCCATGTGCTGCCGTTATTAAGACTGTAATCCCAAATGTTGCAACTGACATTTGAAGAGGCGGTAATCTTGAAACCTGAAGAGCCAACATTCGTGACAGATACGGTGACGGTCGGAGGCGATGTATCTACACTGACAGAGCTGGAATAGTTCCCCACATAGTTTGAGTACTTTCTTGCCCAAACTTGAACAGAATGACTACCTGCGGTCAATCCGGTGATAGTCGTTGATGCTGATGTCCCGTTCGTATTGGAGAACGTAACCCATGATCCGTTGTCAACTCTATATTGCCAATTATCGCAGTTGACATTTGAGGTTGCTGTGATGCTGATACTGGACGTACTGGCAGCCGTGGCCGTCAAGGAAACGGTCGGGGCCGTGCGGTCAATCTGCGGGAGGGAAACGGTAGCGCTTGTTCCTCCGCTCCACTCACAGTTGCCCCTTGTGCTTCCCGAACAAAAGATGTTGAAATCGTTGTTCCCGCTGCTGGCGAGGAGTTGGATTGTGAACGAGCCATTGCCGCTGGAATCATGGTTGACCGTAAAGGCAGACGGCATTGTTTTGCTGCCGAGCGTGTACTCTGTGTACTGTGCCTGTACATTACAGCCATCCACTGTGCCGGCATTGCTGTAGACAACAGAGCCACTTCCGATCTTGACTGTGCCTTGCGCATAGAACCAGGTACCGTACCAGTTGGTAGAGTAGAAGCCGATGCTATTTACTGTAATGGTGCTCCTGTTGTTTCGGGCATCTTGCGAAACAGTATAATTTATACGGATTACGCCATTACTGTTTCTATCAGCAATATCTTTGTAGGCCACTATCTCACCACCTTAGTCAATCAGGGCGATATTTAGCCCCTTTTCGCCGCCGCTTTCAAACGGGATAAACTTCACATCTTCGATCTGAAGCTCACCGCGCACGACGGCCTTGTTGATGCGGGTTTCGTCTTTGTTCAGGGAGAAGACTTCTTCGTCCCCGTAATAACCGGCGAATTCTTCGTTATTGATAACGGTACGCTCATCGGTGCCGCTACGGTAAACGGTGATGCCCCGCTTGTCGATCTTGACGCCGGAGGTATAGATTTCATCAGGCGCAGGCGTCCATGCTTTGGAGGTCACGCCTTCGCACACCATAATGTCAGAGACAAACAAATAATCACTGCGGGTCGTTGCAACGATCTGTAAGGTGTTTGAAGCGATGGCGTCAATGGTAAACTTATAGTCGTTCCACCCAGACGCATCAGATGAGCTGAACAGCTTTCCAACGGTGCCGCCGTTGTAGATCACATAGACCTCAGAGAGGAGTGTTCCCGTCTTCTTAACCTTGCAGCTTATCGTGTAGGGCTGGCCGAGGACAACACTGTCAATCGTCTGCGAAAGCTGGGCATCAACAGAGAGCCGGAAACAGGAGTTTGAAACCGTGCTGTTCTTTGTGTCGCTGCTCTGCATCGTCACGACGGTGCCGGTAGTAGTCCAATCATCAGACAGGCCATTCAGACCGGCACTGTTTTTGGCGTAGTTGATGCCGCCGCGAAACGCCTCGGTAAAGTCGATGTTCAAGCCGTCAATCGTTGCCTGAATATCGGCAATATCCTGAACGATGACGTCCAGCCGCCCGGTGCCGTCCGTGTTGGACAGGTAGTTGTTGAGGTCAACAAAAAGGGCGTCAACATATCCCTGCGCAGCCGTGAAAGCCTCAGACAGAACGCCGTCCGTGTAGGTCTGCTTGATCTTCTCGGCGCTGATGCTGTTTGCTTCGATCAGATCGCCGCGGATGATCATCGCATTCACCACGCCGGTGATGAATGTATCGTCGAAGGTCAGAGCCGTGGTATAGGGGCCGTCAATGCCGGTGCTGGATTTGCCGAAGCCGTTCACATTCCACCGCCAGACAATTTGTGCCTGCGCCGGATCGGGGTTGTCCATCATAAACAACTCCCCGTCCTCGGAATAGCAGTAGCTCCCGAATGCGGAGGTCAGCATAGCGGTGGCCACATTCAGCCTTTCGGCAAGGGCAGCAGACACGGCGCTGTCGCCATCCAAAATCTTCTGCTCCAAATCTTCAACTGCTTCGTCAAGGTTTTCCTGTACATGATCGGCGGCGGTATCATCCGTGTACTTGTTCCGCTTGGCCCAGTCGCCAGCGGTGAAGTTCCCGGAGGCTCTTGCCGTGATACAGGTCAGAATATCGTCAGAGTCGCTATTAAACCACAGGTCGCCCACGCTGTAAGGGGTCGTGGGCTGCGCCGTGAAGATTTGGGCCTTGTTGTTGATCGTTGTGACGATAGCAGATGGAGGTGTGGCAGTGATCTCCGACCATGCGTAGGCGGTCCCGTTCTGGTTGTAACGGTAATACTTCTGCGTGGTCGTGTTGTACCATAGATCGCCGACATGGCTTGCCTTTTCGTCGGCTGTCCAGCCAGTAGCCGGGTCTGCCGCCTGAGAATAGGTCTGTACTTTCCCGTCGATCTGCCCTTGCAGGGACTCTTTATCCTCCGCATAGACATTCTCCAGCCAGTTCGTGAGGGTGCTATCGTCGGTGTATTTGCTGGCCTTTACCCAGTCAGCGGCTGCATAGGATCCAGACGTCTTTTTCGTCTTGCAGCGCATAATGTCGCCGGTTGAGCCCTGCACCCACAGATCCCCGATGTTGTATGGAGGCTTCGGCTGAGACACGAAAATCTGAGCCTTGCCGTCGATGGCATCGAAAACGGAGTCAGGAACATTCTGCTGCACCCATGCACTTCCGCTCCACCGCCACGTCGTGTTGTCCGTGGTCTTATACCATAGGTCACCGGTATGCTCTGCCTTTTCATCGGCCGACCATTCCTCGGAGGGGTCTGCCGCCTGATACCACGTTTCAGCCTTTCCGTCGATCTGGCTTTCCAGATCCGAGACGGTTTCGGAGTACTCCCCGTTGATAAAGGATTCCAGCTCCTGACGGACAGCTTCAGCAGCGTCTTTGCCGCCATTGTCAGCGGCTGTGCGGATGCGATTTTGGATTGTGCCTGCCACGCACGAAAGAGTAACACTGTTTTTTCTCGGCTCGTCCGGCCATTCGTCATATTCTTCAATCTGATGATTGACGGCAATACCACGGTCAGAGTCCAGCAGGGAGATCACCTTGTGCATGGCGAAGTCGAGGAAAGAATACCTCTCGTCCTGTTTTGCCAGATCGTCGATCTTGCACTCATAGGAACGAACAGGCCACGAAAGCCCGTTGAGCTTTTCAACGGCGTCATCGTGGAGGTTTTCGGGGACGGTATATCGCTCGTCCTTCCAGTAGGCAATAATGAGCTTGCTGGAATAGGTGGTGTTCTCCACATACTCCAAGCCGTACCGCTGCCCGTCAATGATTGCGTCCTCCATGGTCATGCCGTCTTTCCCGTAGGCATAAAGGCGCGTGGCGAAATCAACACTCTTGCCCTTGAAAGAGAGCTTGCGTAGATTCAATTCGGAGGTCACATATTCACCGGTAGGATTCATCAGATCAGGCTTGACTACAACAAGACGCTTTGCAAGGATATGCCAGATGAAGTAAACGCCGTAGGTGCCAATACAATCCATGATCACATCATAGTCTGTACAAAGATCAAAGCGGATCGTGCGCCGGATCGTCGAAACATTCAAGCCCTCAATAGTCCAGCCAGAGGGCAGATGACGAGTCAGCACTTCGGCAAGGCTTTTCGTCTCACTCACATATTCCTTGTAAAACCGCTGTTTGAGAAAGTCGAAATTCAGCTTGCAGTCCACTTTATCATCGTCAATCTTTTTGATCAGATATTCGTTTTCGTAGGTGCGGATCACAGCCTCCTCCCGGATCAGAGTGTACTCAGGGAGCGAAGTATCAAGAATGAATGAGCAGGTATCACTTCCGTCCTGCATGTGAGTGATGTGAAAGTCTTCATAGTTGGAAAGCGGATGCAGCACACCCGAAGTATCGATTATTTGGATCATGCTGCACCACCTTTACACATAGATCGGATAATAGCTGATTTCAGCAGTACACCCGGAAAGGGTGATTGTGTTATCCCCCGGATCGAGCTTCGGCCATTCCGTCATATCGGTATCTCCAAACACGTTGTTCCCGTTTGCGTCCAGTACGGTGGTATATACGCCATCAATGGTCACGACGGAAGATCTGTTCACAGTGATCCCGTTGAAAGACATGGAGCTTGCCCCGCTCCTGGGGGTAAGTTTTACGATTGCCGGGGTTTTCATGTTTCCCTCCACGGCCATTTTGCCGGAGGCGGCAAAATGCTGAGTCACGATTTCCTCATGCCGCAGGCCGTGGAGGTAAAAGGTCACTTGATCGATCCACGGGGCTACACGCACCTGCGGAGTTGCGCTGTCATAGACGCACCAATAATGAAAGCCGTCAGGCAGCTCAATATCGGCGTTTGCCATAAGGGCAGTTGTGAAAGAAGAAATCGACCGCGCGATTTCCCTCGCATCGTCGCCCTCAAAATCGAGCGTGAGCGAGACTTCCCGCATGCCGATCTTCGGGGTCAGCTTCACGGGAAACGGTTTTGCAACGGGCGTAATGTAGCCGTCAGAGTACTCCACAGCGCCGATTGAATAGTCAAGTAGTTTCGCCCGGTACATATCGAGCGAAGCACTATTTATACGGGTTTCGATCACTCTGCCGGACATTAGTCATACCTCCAGTCGAGTTCTTTTTCCATGTAAGGGGCGGTCACGCGGGCAAATACCTTTCCGTCGATGCTGTTCTCAACGAGCACATATTTCGGCTTGTTGTTGTCCTTGTCACCGTCCTTTTCGGCGCTGCCGTCCTTACCGCTGCCGGTATAGGAACCGTCGCCGCTGATTGCCTTGCCAGTGGCATTTCTGGCAGCCTGCACGGCGCTGGTTGCCTTGGACAGAAGCGCGCCATAGTCCACGCCGCCGAAATCGAAGTCAGGCGACGGGTCAAAGTCTACGTCGGCAATATCCTCGGCGGCGCCCTCTGCAGCATTGATAGCCGCGTACTTCGCATCATCAATACCGCCAGCAAGACCGAGCATCAGGTTTTTACCGATTTCGTTCTTGAACAGTTTGGACGGGGATGCGATACCGAAGAATCCCTTTACCGAGCTGACCACACGGGAGGCTGCTTCTCTTGCTCTGGCAACAACGCTACCTATGGCGCTGCCGATACCATCGGCCATGCCGGTCAGGAGGTTTCTGCCAGCCTCTACGATCTGCCCTCTGGCTCCTACAATCGCCTGAACGATGGAGCTGATGATCTGAGGGATAGAAGCAATGATCGTCGAAATGATCTGCGGCAAGGCCGTGATCAGAGAGGTAAAGAGTTGAATACCACACTCGACGATCAGGCCGATGTTGCTCACAAGGGCATTTATGACCGCCGCAATGATGGTGGGCATCGCCGCCACGATGGCCGCGATTATATCCGGGAGCGCCGTGATCAGAGACGTCAGCAGTTCTATGCCGCACTGGATGAGCTGCGGGATCATGTCGATCAGAGCCGACACAATCGCCATCACAATAGACGGCAGCACCGCCACAATGGTCGTGATGATCTGCGGGAGGGCTGCCACCAGCGAGGTCAGGAGCTGAATGCCGCAGGCAATGATCTGCCCGGTCATTCCCACAAGGGTCTGAACAATGGAGCTTATGATCTGCGGCAGTACTGCGACGATCTGATAGATGATATCGGGCAGCGCCTGTACCAAAGCGACAAGCAACTGCACACCGCAATCCACGATCAGCGGCAGCATCGACAGGAGGCCGCCGACAATGCTGGAAATGATCTCCGGAAGTTTCGAGACTATGGACTGAATGATCTGCGGCATCCCTTTGACAAGGGACGTGAGCAGATTCACGCCACAGGTGACGATCTTCGGGGCCAGCGTTGTAATGCCGCTGACAACGGCATCGATCAGACCGGGCAGCGCCGACAGGAGGGCGTTGATAACCTGCGGGAGCGCCGCAACAAGCGCGTCAATGATCCCGGTAGCTGCCTCGATGAACGTGCCGGCAGTATCAGCTACGTTCCCGGCCAGCTCCGTAATGAGAGACAGGGCGGTTTCGATCAACTGCGGGGCTGCCTCGATCAATCCCTCCGCGAGAGCGCCGAGGACCTGAATACCGGACTGAACGACTTGCGGGAGGTATTCGACGATGGTGGAGGCGATTAGGGATAGTCCGCTCGTAACCGCTTCGCTGATCTGCCCGATGTTCTCAACAATGCCGTTGCATAGGGCGATAATCAGTTCACCGCCCAGCCGGATCAGATCGGCGCTTATGGTCAGGAGCCCGCTCAGAAGCGTTGTCCCGATATCTATTGCAACGGTGGCGAGCTGCGGGGCGGCATCTGCGATCCCGTTCACAAAGGAACTGACGAGATCGACAGCGGCTTTTGCCAGCTTCGGCGCATACTGCGCGACCATGTTGATCGCGCGGGAGAGCGCCTTGCCTACGGCCCCGGCCAGCCCGGAAAGGCCGCCTTCCTCAACCGCCTGATGAAGATCATCCATGATCCCCGTAGCTTCCTGAACGAAGCTGCGGAGGGGCTTTTGCATGTTCTCATAGATGGCAATGCCGAAGCCCTCTGTCGCGGATTTGAGGATGGTGATATCGCCCTGCAGGTTGTCCAGCTTTACGGCCGCCATTCTCTCGGCAGCCCCGGTGCAATCGATCAGGCTTGATTTCAGCGCTTCAAGCTCTTCCTGAGAGCTGCCCGCAATGGAGTTGAAAGCCTTTAAGCCGGCGCTGGTAAAGATCGATGCTGTATAGGCTGCCTGTTCTTCCTCGGTCATTCCGGAAAGGGCGGTCTGCAGATCACCGATAACATCGATCATGTCCCGCTGGCTGCCGCTGGAATCATAGGCAGAGACGCCGAGAGCATCAAGGGCCTTTTGCGCCTGTTCTGTCGGTGAATATAGGTCGGACATGGCGCGGCTGAGATAAGTACCGGCAGCAGACCCCTGATAGCCCTTTTCAGCGAGGGCCAGGAGCAGAGTGCCGGTCGTATCGATGCTCTGATTGAACGAGCCAGCCATAGAGGCCGCGCCTGTCATGGCGTCACCGAACTGCGCCGTGGAGGTATTCGCCAGTGTTGCGCCTTTTGCGTAAAGGTCAGCAAGGCGGGTCGTGTCTGCCATGCTGAGATTTGCTTCTCTGGCCGAACTGGAGAAAGCCTTGACCGTCGTGGTCAGGTATCCGGCAGCATCGGACATTTGCATCTCGCCAGCAGCAGCGAGGCCGAGGACGGAATCAATGCTCGCAAGCTGTTCCTCCATCGTCAAGCCGGACTGTGCGAGGATGTTGAAGCCCTCGGCGGCCTGCGTAGCAGAAAAGGCCGTGGTCGCGCCGAGTTCTTTTGCTTTTGCCGTGATATCCGCGATCTGATCCGTGGTCTTACCCATGGTGGCAGCGACGCCGGAAATGGCAGCCTCGAAGTCAGATCCTACGGAAATGGCGTATGTTCCAAGAGCCGCCAGCCCTGCCGCAGCAGCTTTCAATGAGCCGGTGGCGAGGCTGGACAGGTCTCTGATTACTCCTGTAGTATCAAGTTTGGTATCAAAAATTACTGATCCGTCAGCCATACAATCACTTCCTTTTTCGGAAAATGGTGATTGCACGGCTCATAGGCTCAATGTGCAAAAATCGCCCCGGCGCGAAGCTCAGGGCGATTTGGTCTTGTCCGGGAATACCTGTTTCCCGGCAACTATAATGAGTTCAAATTCTTTGCCACAGCCTCTTGTGCATTTGCAGTCCAGGCCTCTGCACTCGGCGTTTTCACCGTATAGGCCGGTGGCCTTGGAGCCGCAATACGGGCAGCGTACCCATTCGCGGCGGGTCATAGGTTGACTCATTTTCTAAAGCCTCCACTAAAGGCAGCGCCCGCCATAGCTACCTTTTCCTCAGTGGTAAGGTTCTGCGGGAGCGCATAGATGCTTTGCAACTTCTGAATGCGGGCGCGCTCCTTGTTGTCCTTGATTTGAGTTGTGTCCGTAGCACGATAGCCCATGATCTCGACGATCTTTTGAGTGGATGGGAGGCTTTTGAACAGTGCTTGAAATTTCCACCAATGAAGATACTCAATGTCTTGGAGATCGATCCCATACTGAGACAGGAAAGCGCCGTAGATATAGGGCGCGTCGAATTCGTAGTCATAGATCAGTTTTTCCTTGATGGCAACTTCGCCGTTCTTTTTCTTCTTTGCTTCGGACTTGCTCTTATCGGGCGGGTTTCCGCAGCTGTAGATGTAAAGGACGCCGTCAAAGGCGGCCTCCAGATCTGACGGGATCCCATCAGGATAGATGAGCAGCATAATACGCTCTATCCGTTCCCGTGCGCCCGCGCCCCCGTCAAGGATCAGCTTTTCCAGCTCGATCATCGTGCGGAAATCCGTTTCCGCGAAAAACTCCCTGCCCCGGATCGTGACCGACGTGGGCAGGGAGCCAGTCAGCAGATTGTACATAGTGCCTTATCGGCGGTTCTTCTTCTGCTGGTGAGGTTTCGGCGCGGGCGGGTTGATATGCTGGACGGTCTGAACGGGTGCGGGCCTCTTGGGCGACAGGTCACGCAGGGCGTTGCGGGTGTCCAGGATATTATCACGCTGCTTGGAAACGAAACGGAGGAAATCCATGTAGGCATTGTAACAGGTCGTGATGTTGTCCTTTTCTCCGCAGACCTTGACGCCAGCGCCAGCGCCGAGCACATCATCAAAAAAGGTTTTGAGGTACTTGCACTGTGCGCGGTAAATCACGGAAAGAGAGCCGTCCTTCGGGAGTGCCTTTTCGGTATCTCCCATTCTCTTGATCGCAGCCTCGTACCTTTCGGCTTCGTCTGCGTCCGCAATGTCATAGATGAAGCTATGACCGTTGTAGTTGAAAGTGATCAGTTCGTCGTGGCTCATTGGCTCATAGACTCCTTTCGATTATCAAGGCGTGTTACGCCGGGGTGAACTCGCCGGTGCTGATGTTGAAAGTGCCGTCGATGAAGTCGCCAGCGGCTTTCATGGAACCGGTGTAGACCAGTGCGTCGGTGCCGTCCGCTTTCTGGTTCGGGATGATGGCATAGGGGCGCTTCTTCGCCTCGCACGCAACGCCGGTAGGATCGCTCCACAGGTTGACGGAAACGATGTTGCGGCGGGCGGCGGTGCCGAGGATCTCGTTGTCGGTGATCTTGGCGATCTCCGCGACAACCTTGTCACCGTCGATGTAGTCCATCGTGTAGTCATACTGAGGGGCAAAACCGGTCAGGTCGGTGCGGGTGGTCTTATCACTGATGTACTTGCGGGAATACTCCTGCGGGTTTTTGGACTCCGCAAGCTGGGTGAAACCCTCGCCGATCAGGTTGTATTCCTCGGTCGTGGCGCCGCCAGTACCTTCGACAAGGCAGCCCATGTAGGACGCGAACTGATACCTCATAATGAGGGTATTGTCAGCCATAGATATTACCTCCTGTTGGAATATTTGTATTCAAGCTGATATACAGCCTGATAGTCCTCGACGCCGCCGTCAAACTGAGCAGCAAGGGCCGGGGTGGTGGACATTTCGATCTTCGTTGCCGTCCTCTGACGGTCGATGATCGGGAGATTGACAAAGGCTCCGCGGGTGTCCTTCACGCGGAACCAGTCAGCGAGCTCGTTCAAGGCAGCAGACGCGCTCAGTCTGGCAGCACTGTCCTCGGCATTGATCCGCATATACACGGCGAAGCTCCATTGTCCGATATACGATCCGTCAATGTATGGCCGGATGATCTCGGCGTGGGCCAGCTCCTGAAGCATAAGCGATGGCGGCTGCTGGGCGAAGTCGCCCAAAACGAGCGTCGCGGGCTTTTCATGCCAGTTGGCATTGATATGGTCGCGGATGACCTTTGCCAGCATAACGCCGTCGTTGCAATAAACCTTTCCCATTAGTTCGCATCGCCTCCGTGTAAGATCGCTTTGACGCCTTGCAGCCATTTCGGCTTGTTGGCAGCTTTCGCCGTCTCAAACCAAAAGGCGCAGGCTTGCGGGTGCTTATCTTTGCTGAATTTCATGTAGCTGCCATAGTAGACCTTGCGTGAATAGGGCGCGTTGTACTCAACCTCACCAGAGCCGAGCTTTGTGGCCGTGATCCCGGAACGAAACAGGTGCCCGTATCGGAACGGGACATAGGGGCCGCAATCTTTCAGCACTTCGTTGTCGAGCCATTTTTGCGCCCTTTCCTCGCGGGGGTTGAGCTTCTTGTTCTTGAACTCGGCGACGTTTATCTTGAAGCGATAATTCATGCCCCTTGTACCTCAAAATGCCACATGCGCGGTGTGCCGCCTGTAAGGTGGGCAGAGCCGATCACGGGCATCTTTCGGGGGTCAGGGAATTTCCCGGCCTTGACGAAGTAGTCGCGGGAAGGACCATCCCGGAGAGTCCAGTAACCGGCCTTGTCCTCCAAAGCGTCCCATTCCTCGGAGGGAATGTAGGTCAGCACCTTCCCGTCCTCGTCCGTCACCCTGCTATCTCTGTCAAAGATATAGAGCGTTGACCGATTGCTGGGCGCTGTACCGTTTCCCGTTGGAGTAGAGCCGTCATGTATCGGACAGTAGCACTTGCTGATGATCGCTTTTTGGTAGGTGGCCACATCGTCCACCTCTCCAATGTAGTTGAAAAGGTGGACGGTATCGGGCAACATTCTCGGTGAGGGCATGGCACTACCTCCAAGGATCAAAGAAGCCGGAATAAGCCCATCTGGACATGAGACCGAGCCGTTTCAGGATCTGCAAGGCCACGGGCGACACAGGAATGCCCCCGGAAAGCGTTGCAACGCCTTTCTGCGAGCTTCCAGCCGCGACGGAATAATCTCCGAGGCTCTCGCTCCCGCCCGAAGCAGCGGACACGGAGAGGCCCGTAATTGCGTCGATACCGCCCTGCTCATAAAGCAGCTCGGTTTCATAGCAGACGGCCTTTTTGAAATCCTCGTTGAGGATCATAGTCTCGTCGGGTTTCATACGGCAGACGGCATAGATGGCTTCGGACGCAGCTTCGGCCAGCCGGTCAAAATCAGAGGCGGGAATCTCCCGCCCCTTGAAAGTCTCAGTATAGAATTCGCTGTCGATGTAGACCATGCGCTCACCTCACGATCATTCCGTGGGAGGCTCGTTCTCCTTGCCGGAGTCCTTGTCGCCCTCCGGGGCAGCAGCTTCCAGCTCGGCAATCCGTGCGGCCAGCTTCGCGTTTTCCTCGGTGAGCGCCTGCTCCACGGCTTTAAGTCTGATGATCTCCGTCCGGGCCTGATCGAGCGTGACGATATCGCCTTTAACAAGGACATTACCGTCCGCATCGATCACGGAATAGCCCTGCGCCAGGTAGCGAGGAACGATCTCGTCCTCTACCTGCAGGACCCTCCCGCCCTGTTTTACTGTCTTCATGTCGGTGACCTCCTATCAGGGCTCAACGACGAAGCCAAGGCCGGGATCCTTGTTCGGAAGAATGAAGACGTCCTCCTCGGACTCTTCAAAGTACACATAGTGACCGTCAGAGCCAGCAGAGGGAGGATCGAGCTGGGCGAACTCGTAGTTGACAGGGGTGATGACCGCAGAGGGATGCACAAGGAACATCTGAATCTGCTTCGCGCCGGTGCCTACGACCGCGCCAGTGGTGAAGTCATACACGGTCTTCATGTGATCGGAGGGAACAACCTCAAAGGACACATGATCGATGTAGGACAGGGCGCGCTGAATGCCTGCCGGGGCCTTGGACACGTCGATGCTGCGGTAGATGGACTGTGCGTTCTTCAGCAGAGTGTCCACAGCGGGCGTGATGTAGTTGATACGGCCATCCATGGGGACGTTGGCCTCGGTCATTTCCTCCATCAGTTCGTCGAAAATGGTCAGGACGTTGGCAGTGGTCAGCTGCACGGACTTGGCGGTGTGGGACTTGGCAAGCCAGTCGGCGTACAGGGTGCAGATCAGGTACTTGTCCATCTCCGGGAACTTCTGCTCCTGATTGTACACACGGGTGATGTTCTGAATGGACAGAACCTCGTTGGTCTCGTCGATGTCGCGGGGGTGAATCAGATCGTCCCACTTCCGGTTGTTGCGGAGGGTCAGAGGCGTCCACACGTTGGAGTGGCGGGTAGTCTTCTGACCGATGGTGCCACGGGTGGCGTCAACACGGCCGGTGACGGCGAGGGTGGGGACTTCGATGGTCTTGCTGTTGGCCCAGCGGTAGTCACCCTCCTGATTTCGGGCGAACAGAGCGCCGAAGTGCAGCACGTTGGGGTAGGCCTGAGACAGAGCCTGCGCGTACTGAGTTGCATAGTTGATAGGCATTTTCTATTCCTCCTTGAATTATTTGGTGTTGTTATTCCCGGTGGAACGCACGGCGTTGAATCCGAAAGAGAACGGATTCGCGGGGGCGCCTGCGCCTGCCGGGGCGGGGTTGGGGTTGGTAAACTGGGGCTTGGGTTTCCCGGCGTTGGGATCGGAGCCAGCGTCTTCCTTGACAAAAGCGCCGGGGTCGCTCTCCTTGTAGGTCTTCACGAAATCGTCAAGGCCCAAAAGTTTCCCGTCCTGAAGCTGGAGCTTCTTGGCCTTGAGATCGGCCATGAAGGACTTCTTCGCGCCCTCGCTGGTGAATTTGAGACCAGAGACAGCACGTTCCACACCAAAGCCGTAGTTCGCTGCGTCCAGCTGATCTTTCAGGTCCTTGGTGTCCTTGTTGTACTTGGTCTCCCAGTCGGCCGCAGACTGCTTGATGCCGTCAATGTCCATGTCGGTATAAGACTTGATCGTCTTATTGGCTTCATCGAGCTGCGTCTTCAAGCCGTCCCGCTCCGTGGTGAGGGTCTGAATGGTGTTCTGATTGGCGGTGATGTCTCTGCCGTGCTCTGCCATGATCGCATCGATGGCGGCGTCGGACAGGTGGGCACCTTCGCCGAGGTCGAGATTTGCCAGGAATTCGCGTTTCATATTGACTCCTTTCTACCGCTACGCTTGTTGTCGGGGTCGCGGCCCCGTGCGGCGCACCTGATTTCGCCCGGTGCTCGGCGAAAATGGGTATGAAAAAAGCAGCCTGCATTTCTGCAAACTGCTTTGATCAACGATTGGTTTACGATGGATCATTCATCGTCTGTTCCGCTGCGGGAAGAAGCTACCATAAGGGCAGCGATCATCAGGCCGAGGAAAGTGCCGAGGAATACGCCGCCGATAAATGCCCAAAACATGTCAGACCTCCAAATCACTTGTCTTTCGGGTTTGAGCGATACAGATCATCATAGACTTTCTGGGCAGCACGACCATAGTCGTTGTACTCGTCGTAGTGTTCACCGCCGAAGCCTTTCTCGTCTATATCATCGTACAGGATTTCCAGAGCGTCGCCGATGGTATTTGCCTTTAAGACCGCAGGGCAATTCTTTTCCAAGAAAGCCCTTGATTCATCTGTCATTGTAAGCATATCTTCACCTACTTCGGATTTGTTTGGATCAGCCGCCTATCCCTTGTGCTGATCGTGACGGCCGCATTTGCTCCATAGTACACCTGCCGAGTGTCACCGTCAGCACGGGGTTTTTCAACTTTGATCCTGCCCGGATGGAGCAGGGCGTCAAGAGCGTCTTGCACAGCCACTCCCTGCCTCATTCCTTCGTGCGGATCGCTCGTCTGACCGATGATGCGGTCAATAAAGTGAGTAGCAAAGCTCTCAATCTTTATCCCGTCAGAAGTGGTCTGCCCGACGATGGCCCGGGTGATCTCCGCACTGGTCTGCTTATAAAGGCCAAAGCCAACGAGAGAGGAAATATCACCTTTATCCACCGCCCGACTATAACCGGTCAACAGCTGATATTCAGGAGAGTTATTATACTTGCCCTCATAGTATTTTGCAACAGTATTCTGGCTTGTATCCGTGGCATTTATGGATTTCAGCCATTGTGTATGTGCGGACTGCGCTGCGCCTCTGGCCTTGTTGGCCTCTTGGACGCTCCAAATGCCGGTGCTCTCCCTGTCGGGCTGCCGTGTGCGCCCTGTCTCGCGGATGAACTGTGTCAACCGGGCCTCTCTGCGTTTCAGCTTTGTGGCCGCTGCTGCGTAGTCCTCTTTGAGAGCTTCAGCGGTGGCACTATCAGAGGCACCGTCAATGGCAGACTGATAGGTGATCAGTTCTCTTTTCGATGCTCTGATCTGCCTTTCAAGATACCTCTGCTTTTGGGAAAGCTCATAATCTTCGCCGTTGTCCCGGCCGGCGTCGGCAGAAGGATCACGGGAGAACGATTGCTCGGAAAGACCTTCAAAGTACGGGAAAAAGCTGTGGTAGCAGTTCCAGCCACAAAGGCCGTCACCGTCGCCATAGCCCGTTTCAGCGTAGAAGTCCTTGTACTTCGGATGATGGCCGGAGATGCAAAAGACCTGTCCCTGCCAGACGGCATGAGTAGGACGAGCGCCAGCATGGGAGGACGTTTCCACAAGATTGCAGCCCATGTCCTCAGCACGAGCAAGCTGCAGCTTCGCACAGGTCTGATTGACACCTGTACAGACGGCCCGCCTGACCGCGAAATCGGTGTTGTGATGCGCACCGGATGGATAGGCTGCCTCGGTCACGCCCTGCCTCGCCAGCTCCTGGACGGCTTTTCGGATGGCCGTGACGCCATCCATCGTGCCGGTGATCGTCCGCATATACGCTTTGTCTGACAGGTTGCGGAAAGCAAGCTCAGATTCCAGTGCGCGGGTCTGCGTCCAGTTGTTCAGCACTTTCTTTGTGCTGTCGTACCCCTGCTGGAGCAGAGCACGGAGCACGGGCGAATCTTCCAGTTTCCCGGGCGATAGTCCGGCCAGCCGGTAAATCCGGTCATCAAAGGCAAGGGCCTCTGTTGCGGACTCTCTCAGGAGGCGGGCAATCTCTTCGTCAGATTTGCCCGTGGCGCTGGCGAGGATCCTTTTCACGTCCCCTTGGAGATACCCGGCCTGTCGCGCCTTGTCGATCTGCCATGCGGCGGTGTCCGTGATCGTGCCCGTCTTGACGATGCGCCTTGCAATATCCGCTATGATATCATCCTCGACCTCGGCATATATGTCGATCATGCTGTCGGCAATACCGGCGATATATTCAGGCGTCAGCATACATACTCCTTACTTCGGCTCGTTCCCAAAAAGCAGCTCATCATCAGACGGAGGCTCATTCGCTGCGACAGCCGCCTTTGCCTGCTCTTCCGTCTCGCCGTACCACTTTTTGCGGTATTCCCACTTCGCCATGAGGCCGTGATCTACTTCGTCACGGTCCCGCTGGCGCTCCTTTTCGGCGTCAACAATGATGCTGTCATCCCACACATAGGAAACCTCAAACTTCCCATCCGGGGCCAGCTCATAAAGGGTGATCAGCTCGTCGATGGCCACAATCAGGCCGTCGAGGGCGTCTTCCAATGCGCCCTGAATTTGGGACACCGTAGCGTAGGACCGCTGCTTGGTCATTTTGATTTCCTCGGCGGTCCGGGCGTTTGTCTCGCCACGCTTGCAGAGGGTGCCGCGGGACAGATGTACCTTGTCCTCAATCTTGGTCAGGATTTCATCCAGACCGTTGATGTAGGAGGCGTCACGGAGGGTAGGCGCCCACGGCTTCATCAGATCGGCCCCGCTGTCAGCGTCAAGGTCATTCATGCGGTAGAGGCGTTCCCAATGCTCCGGGAGCTTCGGCATCTTCGTGTCCTTGTTGACGGCAAAGGCTTCCTCGCTGGCCTCAATGGCAAGCTCGCCGCCGTGGTATTCCCAATTCAGACGCTGATACTGTTCGTCGGCGTCTTGGATCAGGTCCACAACATCACCGTAGACGGACATGCCGAGGGGGCTGTCCGGGTCAACGGTATTGCCCAGCGGGATCTTGAAATATGAGAAAAGAGGATGGTCTATGTAGTCCAGAGGGATCATCGGCTCGATATCCCGCCATGCTGGGCACTCAGAAAGAGAACACTCAACGCCGATGTTGTTCTTATCGTAGGATCGGAACGCCTTGTTGACGATCATGTACTTTCCATCCTCGCCGTAGAAGTGACGCTCGACGCGGGTGTAATACTTCTTCCCGACTACCTGTGTTTCGATGAAGTCAGCTCCCCGGATATTATCGTCGCTGTCAAAGGACGTAGGGAGGAAAGCGTTTGCCTTGCTGAAGTTCACGACGATCTTGCCGTTGGACACGGAGGGCCGGAACATCAGGCCACCGCCAGCACAGCCGTACTCGACTTGTGTTTTCAGCTTTTTGCGCACCTGATCCATGACCTTCTTGATCATCTTGCCCCGGTCGTTGTCTTCCGTCACCTTGATTTCGGCTTCAAGCGTAACCAGCATGGCGATCTCTCCCGCAATCTGCGAGGCGAGGCCCAGCTTGTGGCGGTCATGCGAGACCCACGGGGCGCGGCCCTGATACATCTCCATCCACTTGTCGATGTTGGACTCCATCACGGATGAAACCGCGCTATCGTCGCATACCTCTCTGATGTTCGAATATCCCGTCATTTTATTGACCACCGTCCTTATCCATGAAAGAAGTCTTTTGAACATATCCACGCCTCCGTACCTTATGCGGCGTTCTTTCGCCAGAGTTTCCGAACGATGCTGGCGGCGCTGTCGGGCGCGTCATCATGCTCGGCGTCTTCGTTGTAGTCGCAAATCTGATTGATGTATTCCTCGTCCGTCCCCTCCACAAAGTAGACGTTCTTCCAGACGGCTTTGAGGTAGGTGGAAATCTTCACGAATTTGTTCATGTCCTCCTGATAGGTCTCTGCTCTCATGCCGCGCTCTTTGAGGGCTTTTTTCAAATAGCCCTTATCAGCGTTCTTTTCGCAGTAGAGCTTCCCGGCCATGAATTCATCATGAATCTGCTGGATCATATCCAAGCAGTCATCCACATGCTTCTGCCACAGACGGCCATAGATGTAATACCTGGTCTCCGTCCATGCCGGCTTGTCCTCCGTCGCCTCATGGTCAATAGACACCTTGCGGCAGATCGTAAAGGCCGTGCCGTCTTCGCCGCCATAGGCAGCGTCAACATGGGAAATGCCCTGCTGGACCATAGCGGGATCAGCGCCGATGTTCGGCGAAACGAATATCACATCATCCGAGGCAATATGCCGCAGCTCATAGTTGGCAGCGAACAGGGAGGCGGTCATGCTCTCCCGGATCTGCTTCAATTCATCGGGATCGATCAAGCCGGTATGGTAGCAGTCATAGCGTACCGGGGAGGGCATGATCGAGAAAGCGTCCTCCTTGTGCCACGGCGTGCCGGTGTTGTAGATGCGGCCGCCACGGTTGCGAATATTCTGAAGCTCTTGGTATATGTCCTTGGTGTGCTCTCGCTCGGCGCGGCTCTTCCGGTCTTCAAGGTTGACAATATCATCGGTGAAGATGCGGTCGAAATGCTTACCTGTCAGGGATCCTTTGATACCACGGGAGCTTAACTGTGCAGTGCCTTTTACGTCCCGGCAGAGGTTTGTCGTGATCTCGCTGGCCGTGGATTTGATCAGCACCAAATCACCGCCGTAGATCACGCGGACGAAATACCTCGTCTTCGGGTGTTCAAGGATGTTCTTTACCTGAGCGATAACCTCTTTTGTGTCGGTATCCGTCTTCCGCATGAACAAGGTGCGGTCTTTCGGGTACAGAATACAAATCAGGGCAAGGGCAACAGCGACGCACGTCGTTTTGTATGAGCCGCGGTGTGATTGCAGAGTTTTGTCGCCGGTGCCGAAAACCATGTCCTTGATCCACTCATTATGCAGATCGGTCAGTTTGGTAAAGCCGAGGCCTCGGGCGAACTTTGCCGGGTTGTTTTTCAGGAAATCAAGGGCTTCTTCACGGGTCATCGCCTCTCACCATCTTTTCAACTTCATCAATGGTGTCCTGACTGATCTCTTCGAGGGAGAAGCGTTCAACCGGCTTTTCGCCTATGGTGTCTCGGATTATTTCATAGGCCTTCGTGTTTCCTTTGAGGGCCTTTTGAACAAGTGCAGCGGTGATTGCCTCCTGTACGGTGCTGTCAGTAGGCTTTCCCGTTTTCTTATCAATAGTGTTCTGAGAGAGCAGGGCTTCCAGCTCGGCGCGGAGGGATTTTCGGGCGCGTCTGGCCTCCCCGGAGGCGATACCGCCCTTTTGACCGTTCTTCGCGGCTTCCTCTCGGCTTTGATCCGAGGTAAACGGTATAAGATTTTGCTCATTCGCCACGCTCTCACCTCCCGTAACGATCTCTCTTCATGGTTCCTTTCCATCCGGCGAACTTATCGCGGGACACAATATCCCGCGTACAGTTGCCTTTGCATTTCTTGGCAGCGGCATGGCAGACGCAGACAGTTTTCCCCTTGATGATCTTCACATAGACCGGGATCTTCTCTGTACTTTCCATGCCGCCGCCTCCAACAAAAAAGGTTTTACTGTGTTGCTCGCTGCCCTCTGGTGAAGAAATAGAAGAAAGGCGTATCCAGCAGGGCCAGACACGCTTTGAGGGCATATTGACCGATGATCAGGCCGAGCAGGGTTTTTCTGCCCTCCGGGGAGAACAGCATCCCGGAGCCGAAACCGAAGCTGATTACCGCATAGATAACGGTGTCCCATATCTGGCTTGTGATCGTGGAGCCGTTATTCCAGAGCCAGCGGCCCCGCCCGGTGTATTCTCCATGTCGGGCGATATATTTGGCCTTGATCTTATGGAAAAGAAATACGTCCCATGTCTGGCTGACGTAATAGCCGGACAGGGAACCGAGGACGAATACCCAATTCTGCCCAAGGAGGGTGAAATAGGCTTTATTCATATCGGGATCTACCGCAGGGCAGAGGCCGGTCAGGAAGATGCAGACGGTGGCGAAGATCTGTCCGAAGAACCCGTACTTCACACAGCGTTTTGCTTCTTCCTTGCCCCAAATCTCGCTGACGATATCGGTGCAAAGGAATGTGGCCGCATAGGTGATGGCGCCGCCGCTCATGGCGAGGGTGATGCCGCCGATGGTGATCCCGGTCGTGATGACGCGAGCGCCCACGACGTTGGCAATGACGATGGATATAACGAAAATGCTGACAAGCATTTTAAGGTTGGTATCTGTTTTTTTCATTTTTCACTCCTGATTTCCGCAGTATACTTCGTATTTCCGCTTGTGAACCTGTGCGGACACGAAATAGTTGGCGTGATACTCCAGCCGCTTTTGTGTCTGCTCAATATCGCAGGCGGCGAGTACACGTTTTACTGCCGGCATAGCCTTTTCAATCAGTTCCGGCTTTATCTGTGAGGGATGGTAGCCGTCTATATTGCCGTAGCGATTTGCCGCCAGCCAGCTCGTACTATCAGCTGACGTACAGAAATTGCAGCGGTGAAGCATCGGCCCCTCTGTGCAGCCGAGAAGATGAATGTCTATCTCCGGCTTTCTTGTTTTGACAAAAGAGGCAAGCGCGTAAACGTCCTCTTTATAGGTCTTTGGATGAACGATCCTGATCTCCGGGACGGAGATCGCAATGTACTCCGAAAACTCTATGAGGCGTTCCAGACCTTTTCTGCCGTCTTCATAGTGAAATACATTGATGATCCTGTTGTGGGGGAGATCGTCTTTCAGCTCGCGCCGAAACGTCCATGCGGCTTCAACGCCGAGGACTTTTTGACAGTCGATCTCAACACACGTCGCCCGGATATTATTCTCTTTCACGAAACCGACAAGGTTTTCTTTCCATTGCCGGATAAAGGCTTCGTCGCGCTTTCCCTTGTGCGCTCCAAACATCAGGGAGAAAAGCCCTGAATCCATGATCGCGTGTTTGGAGATTTGGTCCAGCTTTCGGGGCGGGAAGATATTCTTCACCGTCACTGGATAGCCCTTGATCCCCACCTTTTGAGAGATAAACGGGAATACGGTGTAGAGGAAATAATTCACTCCGGCCTCATGGGCTACCATGGAAAAATTGATCTGTTCAGCCCCTGCAAAGTGGACTTTTACGTTCTCACCCAATCTGGTCATACTCGTGCAGCCGTGTAGCCCATCTCCAAAAGGACCGTCATGGCCTCCTGGACTTCTTCCTCACTCTTGAAAGAAAGCCGGATGGCGTACACAGTCGGCTTCTCGCGCTTGTCATTCCCGCGCTCAAAGAAATCGTCTATGTATTCCTCATCCGGATCGGCAACGGGCAGGGCAACATCGTCCAAGTCAAACTGAAAGTCGAAAAGACTCAGGTCGATGCCGGGCAGCTCCACCGCCAGCATCTCATTGTCCCACGGGCTTTCGTTGCTCTTGTTGTCGATGATCCGCAGCTCGGCGGCCTGCTCCTTGGTAAGATCGCGGGCCACGACCACGGGGACGTGCTGCAGCTCCAAATACTTCGCGGCCAGATACCGGCAATGTCCAATGACAATGACGAAATCCGCGTCCACGACGATGGGCTGTTTCCACCCGTATTTGTCGATGCTCTTGGCGACGTTGATGATCTGCTCGTCGCTGTGGGTTTTCGCGTTGCGCTCATAAGGCACCAGCTTTTCGATCTCCATCCATTCGACGGAAAAGACCTGCTGGCCGGTGTCGATGGCCGCGGGGGCGTTCTGATCTGTGTTGCTCATAAAGCACTCCTTCTTTCTTCCGCATAGCGGAGATTTTGAAGGAGCGCCAGAAAAAGAAGCACCGCTGCGGCGAACAGCGGTGCTTGATACGGATTTTGCGATTGTAACTATAACAGGCTTTAGGGGTGAAATCAAGCGTCACGGGGCGTCATGGCGCTGCATCTTTAATCTGACCTCTGACGGGCGTTGCAACGCTCAGGAGGCCCGTTCAGATTGAAGATAGCGGTAGCAGACGGACTTGACCGCGTCCTCGGTATTGCGCCCGCCTATGACTTCTGCGACGGCCTGCCATTCATACCCGCAAATGAATCGTAAATAAAAGATCAGGTTCGTGCGGTTGTCCGTGATCGTGTCTATGTAGGCTTTGACCTCGGCCTCGGACTTTTTGACGATCCTTTCATACCGGGCAACAACTTCCTCTTGCTCGGCCAGTTTGATCGCCAGCGGGCCAACTTTGTCGTGTGCGCCGGGGGCGTGGGGCATTCCGTCATAGGTTGATGCCCGGAGAACAGAGTCTCGCATGGATTGAAGCATCTCTCTGGCCGTATTCAGTTGTGTAACGAGATCCAGATGCGCGTTCAACACATCGAGCGTCATAGTTTTTACCTCTTTGCTGTGTCCAGATATTTCCCACAGATGGGGCAATACTTTATTCCGAAATAATCCTCTCCGTCCTCTGTCTCGATTGCCAGCGCCATGAACGGTTCATCAGCAGACTGATACTTGATTCCGCTGGTCAGATTCACGGCCGGCAGCGGTTCCATCTTCTGAAGCTCAACCGGGGATCCACGCCATGTGACCATTGCTCTGGCTTTGTCACCGCAGAGGGGGCATTCGTTTTGCGGGTGCTCCACTCTGTACTTGACTTCTTCAAGGAGGCGCTGGATCGCGGCGTCTTCGTTTTCCCGAAAGGCTTTTTCAAACCATGTCGGCGGCTTCTTTGGGCGGCTCTCAACGGCGTAGTCCTCCGGGAGAACAGCCCCGGCCTCTACCCATGTATTATAAATCTTCGGGCCGATCCGCGCAATCCAGTCTATCATTTCCTCGTTTTCGGCCCAAGACGCGACAGGGGCGCAGCACTCAGCAAGGCCGCACTCAAAGGCGTAGGCGTGGACAATTTCGTGCCTCTTGACCTTTCGGATATAGGCCTCCATGTCACCGAGATTACCCTCTATTTCTCGCTCGATGACGATTTGGTGCTTTGTCCAGTCTGTGTATCCGTCACAGTCCTCCAAGCGGGGATCGTCTTTCTCAGACCGTTCCTCAATGGTCCACGGGGAGCCGAGTATGTTGATCTTTGTCATATTCCGTTCCTCCTTATTCCTTGAATGGAATTCCAGTTATCAGCCAACCGCTTGATCAGCTCGCTCGGCTGCATATAGCCCACATTGGTCAGCAGTTCTTCGTGTGGCCTGAACAGCGTCCCCTTGCAGTAGGCCCATCCCATGTTCGGCGCGTAGATCGTAAGGTGCGGAGGTCTGCCGCACAGCGGGCAGGGGGCAAATGCCTTGTCCTTTGTTCTACTCATCGTCCTTTCCTCCATATCGCATATCGACGAAACGATCCTTTTCGTCGATATAGAATTGATCCGCGTCCCATGCTGCAGAGCACTTGTCAGGAGCGTTTTCGCAAGCCGCGATACTGACCTCCATTGAGCCGGGAGAAGAAACAGAGTACTTTTTGCTAAGTTTGCCGGATTTCGTCACAGTATAGTTGTATGAAATCTGATATAGCGCAGAAACGACGATCTTGCCGCCACACAGGGGGCAGGCTTTTCGGATGGTCTGAATCTTCCCGAAGCTCATAACCGCGCTCCTTTCGGCAACTGCCTGACCTCGAAGCGGTACTTCCGGGCATCATCGCCGATCTTCTGGAAAAGACGGGCCTCGGCCAGCATCGGCGTGTCCTCACAGATCCCGAACTGAAACTCGCGCTTTACCTGATTCCAGATACCCCATTTCTTCCCGGGAACGCCACGGTAATAGGTTTCTCTTTTCATGTCTGATCCTCCGCGTAGCACCAGCTTTGAGGCGGCTTGCTGATCTGTAGGGCAGAGTTGCCGCAGGCGTGCGCACGTTGCATATACATACCGCAGCTTTCGCAGTACAGCCCATTCGGGCAGGGACGGTGAAAATTCGCCAGCGGCTTCGGCTCGTTGTAAATCTTCAGATCAGAAATGTGCCAGAAGAAAGCCTTGTAGTCCTCATCTCCGAAGTATGCCGTTATATCATCGTAGGTGAGGCAGCCTTTTTCCGTCATTATGCGAAGCGCTGTTTCCTCATGCATCGGCATAACGCTACCAGGCGGTGCTACTGCATAAGCGTATTCACTCCAAGCAAAGTCGAATTTCTCCATTTCGCGGCACATGAACTCTGCAATCACGGTCCCACCCATGAAATCACGCGGCCTGTCTGCTGCTTGGTAAAAATGGCGGTATGAGCCATTGATGCCCGGCTTTCCTTTTGAGCAGTATATGTAGCACTTGAACGGGGTGACCGATTCCCATTCTTCGCCTACATTTTCCATCGGGAAAGACTTGCGAACTTCCACGGTCTTCTTCCCTGATAGGATCAACTCACACCATTTAGGTTGAATGCTGATAAGTACATCACTCATTGCCAGTCCTCCGGGTGATTGAGAATCGAAAAATCCCCATCCATAGGCCGCCACAGGTGCAGCACATTTTCCAGACCGTTCACGCCGTGAATGTAGTTTTCTTCTGCCGGATGGATCTGAACGACCATTTCTCCGGGGTGGAAAAACATATCTTTCAGCTTGCACATATCGTCCCATGACGGGAGCTTGTGCCGGTTGTAGCTGGACACGCTGACGTGTTCCATCAATCCGGCCTCATTGAAACCGAAGACCACGGTCCCGCGAAAGCCAGTCCATTGCACCCAGCCGCGGTAAATATCCCATCGGCTGGCGCGAGGGTCAACATCAGACAGTTTCCCGGTGATGCACAGGCCGGGGGTTTGCTTCAATTCTTCAAGCGTCTTCATTTGCCCTCCATGAGCCGGATCCTTTTCAGCTCGTCCATGTAGGCCTGACCGTAGACCAGATCAAAGGGGACAAAGTTTTCGTCCCCGACGATACTGCGGATCAGCTCGTCCCGCTTGCCCTTTGCATAGGCCAGTTGCTTATCATGGTTTTCGTCACAGTCGGATATGTAAAGCTCGGCAAGCCACTCCATGGCCTCGTTATAGGCCGTTGCAAAAGCCGAGGAACGTCCCGGCCCCATCTTGAATACTTCGTGAGCCGCAATGATTGCCGCATCGAAGCCGAGCGCCACACGCGCCCTCGTTTGATCTGCGATAATGTGCTGGGCCATGCGGTTTGCGACCATCATCATGCTGCTTTGCTTACCCATTCTTGCCCCTCCTTTCATCTTTGGCGAAGTCGCAGAACATCAAGCTCGGCTGAATACCGGTGTTGCCCTGATACTTGCCGCTGTCGTATTTGTCATAGTCCCCGTCGATGGTGTGATAATAGATTTGGCATATCTCGACGCCCGGATAAATAATCACGGGCTGGACACAGGAGATTTCCAGAGTCCAAAAGCCGTCAAAACCAACATCACCGAAGCCTGCTGTCACATGGATATAGACGCCGAGGCGTCCGACAGAAGACCGCCCCTCCAGCATAGGGACATAGCAATCAGTCCGCGTCCGCTCCATCGTCCGGCCAAGGTACAGGCAGCCAGGAATGAGTTTGAAGCCTTTCTCCGGGATCTCCAACTCCGTATACCTGTTTGGCCTTTTCATATCCAGCGGGTCATCCGTATAGACCAAAAGCTGATTATGCAGCCGGAGGTTGTAGCTGTTCGGATTGAGGCGTTTCGGGTCAAAGTCGCTGATTGCGATATTCCCAGCCTCGACCTCATCCAGTATCTTTTTCCCCGAAAGAATCATTCGGCTGCCCTCGCAATCTTTACAGGCGGCTGTTCCGAGACGTGCAGGGGCGGGTATGAATCCGTTGTATCATGGGACTTCGGCTCCGGTCTCTCTTTCCAGAAGAAATGACGGATCACGGCCCACATATCCTCTGCGATCAGCATGTCATTGGTCTTATAGCAGAGCTTCGGTTGCGCCACACGGAAAGCTCTTTCGAACATTTCCTGAGAAGTGTTCCGGCGATCAATGTACTCATAGAAAAGCCGGTCATTGTCAGGATTGCTCTTGTCGTACTTATACCCGTCATGGGCGATCTCAGTGGCGTAATCGAAGAACTGTCCCATCTGCAGCCGGAAGAACCATTCCAGCGCGGTATTCATAACCGTGAGCTGTTCGCCGGTCAGAGTCAGAGTGTAGTTACTCATTGGATGTTTCCTCCTGTTCATCTTCCGGGCGATCCTTGCGGGGGATGATTTTCCTGCGCAGACCATCAGACCCTAAAACAAGCGGCAGTTTCTTGCGTCGCTCATCCTCCGCTTTATTGAAGCCGCAGCGAGAGCAGTTTGACGGCCAGTAGCAGCCATTCTTTAGGCAGTTCTCAGGCGGTTTCGGTTTCTCGTTCATCGTGTTCCTCCTATAAGTGGTTTTTTCCAAATTCGCGGATGAAATCTTCTGTGCTCCATCCGTAGGCATTCATGGCGGCGCGCTGGGCCTCTTGCCGGTATTGCTCGTTCACGGCCGGATCACCGTGCGCGCCGTTTCTTCCCTCATGGCAATCGTCATGGCAGAGGACAATCCACATTCCGAGAGCCTTGCTTTTGTCCCGGAAAGCCCCGCCGAAAGGCTCGTGCCTGTCCAGTTTGCGATCTCTCCGGCCGCAGCAGTAGCAGAAAGATATATCGTCCTGCATGATCGACGGGGCGTAACCGTTTCTGACCCTCTTCATTCCTTGTGCCACCGTACTTTCGGCTCATCCAGCACGATTTCCATTTGCTCATATCGCTGGCCTGTCCAATGCGTTCCGCCTGCTGGACCGTCGCAAATCCAGTTTGCCGCCCGTAATGATGCTCCGTTCTCTGACTGTCGCGTGTAAGTGTATAGGCGTTTATATCCGAGCGCTTTTGCCGCTCGCCACGCAGCCCCATACAGCATTGAACAAGCGTTTTTCGTTCCGTCAGTACAGCAGCGGTTGACCTCAAGAGAAAGTCCATCATCAAGATACCTGCCTATGGGTCTGCCTACCATAGCAACGCCGCAAAGTCGGTCTCCGTCATAGCAGCCTATTGAGAATTTGTGACCAACAGGCGGCTTATTGTGTCGATGATGTTCTTTCACAAAGGTTTGCGCCGTCTTGAAATCACAAGGGCGCAATTCAAGTTTACTCACCATTGGCCTCCTTGATCGATTCCACCTTTGCAGCAGGGGCATAGACGAGGCAGTTGTTGTTGAAGTCCAGAAGTTCCGCTGAAATGCAGAGCTTGCCGGACACAACGCGGTATAGAATGCCGTGGACTTTTTGATATTTGATGCCGTTGTACAGAACAGGGCCAGCATCAAAAAGGGCCTGTTTCAATTCTTTGTTATCCATGACCCTTGTTCATTTCGGCCCTCAGACTGTCCTTGATGTAGTAATCAAGGCGGTATCTTCGGCAGACGCGCTCGGCCTCATATCCGAAGTTTCGCCAGTCTATGTCTGACGGATGGTAGTTGAGTTTCCCGATCTTCACCCGATCAAATGCCTGGTGATACTGCCCGATCACAGCGAGAACGCTGTCTGTATCAATGACCGGCTCGAATGAGACCCATGTTTTGATACCTGTCTTTTTTGCAAGGAGCAGCCCCATCAGACGGGCCGCGGGATCGATCGCGCCCGGCTCGGCAACTCCGGCAAGGTTGTTGTCCGCCGTGGAGATCGTAATGCCGTACCAGTCGTTTTCGTCCAGCAAATCAAAGTCTCGGCTGCCGTCGCCTTTGGTCAGGATCTGAACATGATTGCCGTACTCCTTCAAAAGCTGGATGATCTCGCGCGTGACGGTGCTGTCGATCCCGGTGGGATATGGGTCACAGGTGAAGCATAGGTGAATGAGCTTACCGGTGATCTGTTCCTTTTCAAGCTGCTTTCTGACTTCCTCCACGATGCCGGGTCGAGGCTCCACGTTCTGATGAAACAGCGCCTTTTCCTTGTGCAGCACATTCGGAGCGAAGCAGTAATAACAGGAATGCGGGCAGCCCGTATAGATGTTCAGGGCCAGATCGCCGTATTCCTTGGCTGCGCCTTTTGGCTCATATATCGGTGGTCGCATCTTTGATCCTTCCTTTCGCAATATCGACATAGGCGGGATTGAGTTCTATGCCGATGAATTTTCTTCCATGGCGTGTGGCCACAACGCCGGTTGTTCCACTCCCGCAAAACGGATCGAGGACTATCCCTCCGGACCTACTCCCTGCGAGGACGCAAGTTTCAGCCAGCGTTTCCGGGAACACGGCAAAGTGGGCGCCCTTATAGTGGGCCGTCCCGAAAGACCATACATCGCGCTTATTTCGGCGAGGCGTCGGAGTGTAGGTCTTTCCGCTTTTCGTGCGGGACTGTTCGCCCTGATCGTCACCGTACTTTTCGCCGCCCCATTTCGGGAGGGCTGCTTTCATTGGGCGGCCCCTCCTGTCTGGCTGCCTATCCGAACCGCGCTGCTTTTCTATTGCCTGCAGATACCGCCTGGTACTGCTTCCGGCAATCGGCTCACTTATAGCCTCGGCGTCAAAGTAATACTGACGAGACTTGGAAAGCAGAAAGATATATTCATGGCTTCGGGTGCAACGATCTCTCACGCTCTCCGGCATACCGTTTGTTTTGTTCCAGATGATGTCTTGACGGAGATACCAGCCATCGGCTCGGAGGGCAAAAGCAAGCATCCACGGGATCCCGATTAAGTCTTTGTACTTATACCCGGACGGGACGGTTTTTGCGGTATGGCCCTGACTGTTCCGAGTATTGGTCGGAGCCTGATTCCCGCTGCTGGTGGCGTAGCTGTCACCGATGTTCACCCACAGCGTTCCATCGTCCCGGAGGACCCGGCGAACTTCCCGGAACACGGTCACAAGGTTTTCTATGTATTCCTCCGGTGTGGATTCCCGGCCGAGCTGCCCGTCTATGCCGTAGTCACGGAGATTGTAATATGGCGGGGAAGTAACACAGGAATCCACATACCCATCCGGCAAATGCTGCAGTATTTTTAAGGCATCGCCCGTTGCAACGCTATATACACTCACTGCACGTCCTCCAAGAAGTGTTCCCATGTTCTGCGCATGGGCGGGTCATTACTGATCCCTGACCAAGTTCTTTCGTATTTATCGGTGAGGTCTTTGGCGTAGTTGGCGGCTTCTCTGGCTGTATAAAAGACCGTCTTTCCGATCTCAGACAGTTTTCTTCTGCGAGGGATAATGCGGTCCGCTACTTTGCCGCAAAGACAAACCTCAACATAACCACCCTCAAAAAAGCCTGTTACTTCACCCGCTGCAACGACATACTCTTTAACCGGGCCAGCGTGATCGGGAATATAGTACAGATGCTCATGCACGTCATACAGGACACTTCCAACGGGCGGGCGATCCCTCTTACTCATACCGCATCTCCGTAAAAGGCGTCGATGTGCTTAATCTCGGCATCTGTCAAAGGCAGCTGCAAGATCGCTTCGTCCAGCTCTTCCCGGGTAAGCGGGAGCGGTGTTACCCGCTCGCCGCCTTTGTACAGGCCATACAGCCCGTCCGCTATTTTTCTGAAATCGAACATCTCAGCCCTCCGATCCGGCCATCAGGGCCGGGAGCTTTTGGGTAGGCTCGGCGAGGTAAAACGCTGCGTTGGTCATAACCTCCGTGTACGCTTTCTCGCCGGATCCAGTTGCCCCGTCCCCGTGGAAACTGTCTACAACGGCCTTTTCATCAGCCGCCATGTCCTTATACCGTGCTTTGCCATACCTGGGAGGCAGCCAGCCCTTTTTCTGCGAAGCGTAGATATTCAGGCGGTCAACCAGCGGCATGGCCTCCGGGTAAAACTTGATGTGCGTGGTGCCTTTTTTGAATATGTCGATTTTGAAGTACTTGCACTCGATGTTTCGGGTCTTTCCCTGCGCACTGGCACCCTCAAGCCTCGACAGGAGATTGATTTCGCCGGTCCGCCCGCCGTCCAAGTAGTCAAAGGCTTTCTCAATATCAGAAATGACCTTGTACGCCTCGGACACATAAAAGGTTTCGCGGCTGGATTTGTACCATGAGAACATCCCGTAGGTGGGGATGATGCACTTCTTGCCGATCTTCCACGCCTTGTTTGTTACCCATCCGTTGTAGTAGTGCTTATTGCTGCTGAAATCGGGATCATAAGCATGGGTGTAGGTCAGCTTCTCAAAGAGATCCATGATTGCCTTTTCGATGCCCTGCGTCATTTCGGACTGCATCTCAAGCGCAACCTGTTTGATGTTGAAAGCCGAGAACTCATAATCGGCCATCCGGTTTATCTGCTCATGGTATTTGTCCCGAAGCTCGCTGGTCAGACGGCCGATGAACTTTTCATTGGAGAAAAGCGCGCTCCAGTATTTCAGTCGGACCGTCCGCATGTATTTGTCGAGGTCAAACCCATGCAGGTAATTATCATCACCAACAACAAGGTTCAGGATCGGCATTTTATCGAAGCTCTCATTTCCTTTGAGGCTTCTCCCCATGTACGGAATGAGAGCCTTGTACTGTCTGACAAGCTCCATCGTGGCAGCGACTTCCGTTCTGTAGAGGGTGATGGCCTGTTCGATGTAATCCCCGGTGATCAGCGCGTGGAGTTCAGGATCAGGAATATCGTCTTCCTCCACGGCCTTTTTCATGCGCTTCCAGATATCGCTTTCATCCGGGGGCGGCTGCGGAATATGAACGCGGATGATCGCCACGTCCACATCGGCCTTTCGCTCTGCATCGGAAAAAGCGTTCTCGACGTACTCGATTTTGGCATCATACTCTTTGAGCTTTGCCGCGAGCTGAATGCGAATGCCGGTATATGGATTCCTGACCGTCTCCGCATTCAGCAGACAAATGACAGAGCCGCCCTGCCTCTCCTGCATTTTGATCGCTCGGAGAAGATGTTCGTCACCGTTGGCAAAGGGAGGATTCATAAGGATCAGGTCATAATGCTTGTACGTCCTGTAGGTGAGGAAATCGTCATGGACGCAGTAGACTTTCGTCTTGCGGAAAAGATCAAGCTCCCGGTCAAGACGCCTGTGCTCGCGTTTCTCCGACTCGGACAGCGCGGAAAAGGATCTTCTTTGCAACGGCTCATACTGCTCGTATATCTCATGTTTCTTTTCGTCAGAGAAGTTGTACTTGCAGATTTGCCGGAGATAGGGATCGATCTCACAGAAGTCAACCTCAATCGCCCTGTCGTACTGATACATGGCAAGGTTTTTCCGGCCGATGGCTTCGATCAGATCGCCCTTGCCGGCAGACGGCTCCAAGACGGAGCGGACATACATCATGTCCAGCCCAGCCAGCATCTTTTCCGCTATGGAGGGCGGGGTAGGGTAGAATTGATCCTTACCCCGCGTCGTAGTCATTTCAGTTGTTTTCATCGGCTACTCCTTCGTTGTCGCCCGGATCGAGCTTCTTGACAGCCTCGGCAAATTCGACCTCGTTGGCAACAACCTTTCCGTCCACCGTGAGGCGATATTTGCCGGAGGCAAGACAAACAAGCTCGATTCCGGCCTGTGTGCTTGCCTCCATATTTCAGTTTTCAGGGGCATCAACAGGGAGAACTTCACGGGGCTGGCCGCCCTGATAGGGGCCGACCACGCCGCGCTTCTCCAGCTCGTCCATGATCCGGGAGGCCTTTGCCGCGCCCAGCTTCAAGCGACGCTGCAGGAGCCGGACCGAGGCCTTGTTCTCCATCCGAACAAGGAGAGTCGCCGCGGTGATCGTATCCTCGTCGGGATCTTCGCCGTCATCGGGGACGTCTTCGTCGGGCGGGAGATCGTCATCATCCTCACCGTCAGGCTCGTCGCCGGCATCTTCGGCAGCGGTTTCCTCCGGCTGGTCCTCGGCAGTTTCTTCCTCGTCATCCTCAATCGGCTCGTCCGTATCGTCGGCGTCATCCTCGTCGATGACGGGCATGGTGCCTTTACGGAGGGAGCCGTTCTGCATCACGTCCCGGAAGAAATACTGCTGCCAGAACGCGCACATTTTAAGGAAGATGTTCTCGATCTTGGTGCGGAGGGTCTTGGAGATCGTGAACGTGCCGCCGCTGACCTTGGACGTCAGCTCGCCGTCAGCGAAGATCAGCGTCAGAGAGGCGCCGGGGCTGATATAGTCCCCGCCGTCCGTTTCGTCCAGCATAGACATCTGAACGCCGACGCCCTGAATGGGGCTGACGCTCAGGGTGATCGGGTAGGACTCTTTGCGGAACCGATAGTTCAGGTCGTGTTCCTCGCACAGCCCGTCCATCTTTTTCTTTTGGGCTTCGTATTTGCTCACTTCACTCATTGGTATGTACTCCTTTCGTTATTTCGCGTCCGGCAGCATGCGGCCCATGCTGCTTGCAAGACGGGCATAGGTTTCGTTTGCCATGAGCATACTCACAACATTGTCGGTGAGGGTCCGACGCATAGTTTCATCAAAATTCTTCTTGATGCCTGAATTGATTTCATCCCTCGTTTTCCGAGTAAAGGTGGTAATGGCTTCTTCGGCGGCTTTCTTTGCCTGCTGAACAATCGAGTCGGACTTGAAAACTTCTCCAAGTTTTTTCTCGACAAGCTCGGACATATAGGCCTCGCGGGAAAGGGTACGGGACGGCTCTGCCCATCCACCACCGACCGTGATTTCTCCGGCCATGAATTCGGATACCTGCTGCTCGACGATCTTATAGATCGTTTCCTGAGTGATCTGCTTAATGCAGGATTCGTATTCAGCTTTTACAATGGCCTTAATCTCACGCTCGGCGATTACGCGAGCCTCTCCCCGAAACGTGTTTTTCAGGGTGTTTCGGATGTATTCCGCGAAATACTCGGCATCAATGATGATCTGCGTTTTGTCCTCTGCCTTTGTAGGGGCTTCATCATTGAATGGGCAGCACTCATAACCGCCATCGTAGCCGCACCGGAGTGTTCCATCCTCCCAGTCGTGGCCTTCGTAGTAATCACAGCTTTTGCATTCTCTGCTCATAAATCTCCTTTCGTTACACAGGTATCATCAGACGGTCATTCCATGACTCTGCGATACGGTATTGTTGAATATCTTCTTCCGTGACGTACTTCCGACCGTAGTACCTTTTCATGTCCGACCAAACGTGCCACGGGATGCAGTAGACGGCCCCGGTGGAATATCCAAGGAGGATGAAGCACCGAGCGCCGAGGGCAGAGGCCTTGTCCATGTAGCCGGTCTGTTCCTCATTCACGATGGACTGTTCTGCCCTGTCGCGTGAGGTGTATTTCGCCTCGTACACGACGGCGCGCCCTCCCTTGATGAAGCCTTTATAATCGGGCTGCGCTTTCTTCAGAAAACAGGCGAGGAATTTTCCTCCGGGCATCCGTCTCAGGATCTTCATCGGCTCCGGCGTCTTGTCGATCTGGCAGAAGCCTTTCCCGTTGAAGTAGTCAAACGACCTGTCCAGCAAGGCTTCAAACGCTTTGCCCTCGGCCCTGTTTTTCTTCCCGCGCGCCTGATTTTCAGGATTCGGGGCCGGGAGTGGCGGGAGGTTATTCATTTACCCCGCCCGCCTGGTACTCGGCCACGATGGATTCAACTGTCGTTTCGGGATCCTCCGTATCGTGGGCAAAGTCCTCAAACCATTTGCGGTCTTCCGGCCTCACCGACGCCGGCAGCGGCGGTGTGATCGATGGCGGAGACATATTCGCCGCCGAGTCCCGTTCCTTTGTCAGCCAGTGCCGAAAGTCGAAGCTGCCGCGGATGAAGCCATAGGCTGCCAGCGCCCCGGTCAGACCGATAAAGCCGGGATTCCAGAGCTTATTCATGCCGAGGTTTATGACCAGCAGCATGAGCGCGATGATCAGGGTCACAAAGGTCGCTTTTCCGTTCTTCATAGTCATTTCCTTTCTTCCAGCATCGGGAAAATCTTCTCCCCGATCTGAGCAATCGTATCTTTCAGGGCTGGCGGGAGCTGCCGATCTTCGATCTCCCGATTGACGCAGATTTCATACACTTGCCGGAACTGCGCCCGGATGGTATCAGGGTTTTCGCTCATGCAGATACCGCGCCAGCCGATTTTCAGCACGGCCTTTTGGGTGGTCGGGGACATGGAATCAAGGGCTTTTTCCTCGGCCATGTACCCATACCGGCCAATAGCCTTTTCGACCTCTCGCCACGCCTCGCCCCAATCCGGGAGCTTGCCGTGTGCGATTTCGCCACACATGGACCTGATCTCCGCGATGGAGGGCGGCCATTTTTGCGTGTCCACCCATTTGCGGAGCATTGCTGTGGCCACATCGGCGGGTATGTCCTGAAGCTCTCTGTACCACAGCTCCATCGCTTCTTCCGTGGGCAGCAGATTGTCACGGGGGAAATAGGTTTTCAAGGCCATTGCGAAGATCGCAAACTCCTTTTTATTCACCGCCGTCCTCCTTTGCTGCCCATCCGGCCATCATGTTGTAACTCTCGTGCAGGCTGTCAGCAGTTTTGTTCCGACTCCCTTGCTGCTGCGGTTGATACCCAGTTGAGGCACCACGATCCTGCTCCCTCGAAAGCCATGAATTGATAAAAGAGGTAATTCCGCGCCGGGTTTTACGCTTTCTCGGATTGTTGATGCACCAAGCGGACATTTTCAACATCTGCTGCCAAACATTCACATTTGGGAAAAGCTGCTGCATCTGGTCAATGTACTTGTCGCTGATACCGTACTCCGTTCCATCATTCAGCAGCAGGGTGGTGACTACGGTTTCTGGCTGCTCCGCGCAAGCGGTATCTTCTTCCTTGATCTCTTCTTTATCTGAACCTTTATCTAAACCTAAACCTATACTTATCTCTGGTTCCAAGTTGGTTCCATCTTGGTTCCGTCCTGGTTCCACAGGGGGAGATTCAGGCGGGAGCTGCCTTTCAGGATGATCGGTATAGGCTTTATTCGGCTTGATCCCAAGCTGGGCAAATTCCTCCTGATAGTCTGTCGGATGGTAACGGTCACTTTTCAGAGTGTTGTGCATGCGCCAGTGCTTTATGACTATTACCCCCGATGCAAAGCCGATGATGAATCGCTTCATAAGAAGAATTTTCAAATCATCCTCCGAGGCGCTGACCAGCTTTGTTACTCTTTTGGGGTTGTTCACAAAGCCGTCATCATCGGCTCGCATATTCAGGTGAAAGTACAAGGCTTGGGCAGATAAAGGCATTTCCAGAAAAGCGTCACTGTCGATGATCTTCTGAGTGAACATCCTTTTCTCTGCCATGCTCTACCTCCAATCAGAACGGCAGCTCGCCGTCATCTTCGCCCAGTTCGGTAAAGGTGCCCTGCTGATACTGCTGCTGCGGAGGGGGCGCAGCCTGCGCGGGAGGGGCATTGTAACCGCCAGAGGGAGGCGGGGCAGAGTAGCCGCCAGACGGCTGACCGTAACCGCCGCTGTAGCTGTTCTGCTGTCCACCGTCTCGTTTCGGCTCTCCGAAATACGTGTGATCGCAGTTGATCTCCCAGCTTGTGTGGTTGTTGCCGTCCCGGTCTTGCCACTTACGGCTTTGCAGCCGCCCGTCCACGACGATCATCTGGCCCTTGACGAAATACTTGGAAACGAACTCGCCGCCCTGACGCCATGCAACACAGTCGATGAAGTCAGTCTCACGCTGCTGGCCCTGCGCGGTATAGTCCCGATCCACGGCCACGGTAAATGATGCGACGGGGACGTTGCTTTGCGTATATCGCAGCTCCGGGTCACGGGTCAGGCGGCCCATGATCGTGATGTGGTTAAGCATCGGCCTCGTCCTCGACGCCGGCAACAAAGAGCTTGAACGCGAGGCGCGTCTCTTTCTTTGCCTCGATGAAAGCGCGGAGCCGTTCAGCCTCCGCCTCAACAACTTTGAGCTTTTCCTCCAGATTCTTCACCTTGGCCTGCTCGCCCCAATACTTGGAACGGTAGTCATCAGAGCTGGCCTTATAGGTGGCGCAGTCGGTAATGAGATCACGGTATTCGTCAGTGCTGATCGTGACCGTGCCCTTGAAGTCGTAGGTTTTCTTTTCGTCCATTGTGATTACTCCTTTTCAAAATTTGATTCTTTGCAGATCTGAATGACCTGCTGGCATTCCGCTACATCGAACATTCCGATGTGCGTTTTTTCTTTTGGCAGCCCCATCTGCTCGGCAAGCCAAGCATAGGCGCTGTTTCGGCGGCCCCGGAAAGGGCCAGACTTCCAGAGGGGATCAAAGGCGTTGTGCGCGGCGATATTCCAGCGGCGAAGCTCGGCATTTGCGAGGCGGCCTTTTGGGGAATCGCCCTTACCGTTCCCGTGGCAGCCAACGTAGGCGTCGCAGGGGCGGCAGAGGTAAATCATGCCGTAGCTCCGGCCATGGTAGACCTCGGCGCTGTCAACGAATTCGGCGCGCTTCCCGCAATAGGGGCAAAAGACCTCTTTCACTCGGCATACCTCGCTTTCTGCTCCGGCGTATCGGTATCAATGCCCAGCTCCTGCGCAACCTGAATGGCGCCGTCAATCAGGTGAGCCATTTCCTTTGTGTCCATGTACCGGGTCTGTTTGAACACAAGGTAGCAATTCATCAGCATTCCGTTTTCCTCGACCTGTTTATACATTCGGGTGTAAGGATAGATCGTCTCAACATCGACGCTGGCAGGGAGCTTGAAGCCGACTTTGTAGCCGTCGTGTACGGCTATGGCCCCGTACTGCGTGACCAAATCCCGCTTTACTTCATCATCCGAGAGACCTCGGGCCATAGCGATTTGATTGACCAGCACATGAAAATAGGCATTTGCGTCCTTGCTGCGCTTGGCCCGCCACTTCTTGATGCTGACCTCTACATCGACTTCCCGGAGGGCGTCAAAGCCCTCCCGGAAATCGCTGTCCAGCTCGATGGTGATTCGCTGCTTGCGGTTGTACCCAAATGAGAAATCAATCAGGCGGCCTTTCATTGCCTTTTCTGACAGTCACGGCAAAGAGGTCGGCCAAAGCGTCGAGCTGAGTAGTCGTGAACTCGATCGTCGATCCTGACACCACAATCGGCGCAGGTTGGCACAAAACCTTCTTCTGGAGGATTCTGCGGGGGCGCTGGGCGCTGTGTGGGCTGCCGCTGCTGTCCGGTTGGCTGCTGCCCATAGGAGCGCCGCGGATCTTCTTCCGACTGAGTGTACTTATCGCGGTCCCTCTCGTAGAAAACGTCAGCCCCTATGCCGAGAGCCTTTGCAGAGACGGAGATCGCATCGGTCAAGGCCATCTTGTAGCATTCATCACTGGTGTACGCTCCACTTTGCTCTTTCGTCAGGAAGGAGGAGCCACCAGTTCCGGGGATTGGCTGTGAAACTTCACCGTTCCAACGGTAATAGAGCTCGATATCCACGAATGCCCGGATCTCATCTCCGCTGCCCTCGAGGCGCTTGTCCGTGATCTTGTACCACCAGCCGATCCCGCAAGGACCGAAAGCCTCGGTGAGTACCTTGATACGCCACATAGGGTTAATATCGGTGAATCCTTTCAGTCGTCCACCTTTGATCGGCTTCTTTGCTTCATCAGGCACAGAGCGGAACCGCTCATAAAGTGCCATGTTCTGATTGTCCATTTCATCCCTCCATTACTTGATTGTGAGGCTCTGCTTCGTAACCAGAGAAGCAAAGGGAATCTCTGCGCCGTCCTTCAGCAGTTTCTTGATAGCGGTCTTGTCGGCCTCCGGCTCCTTTATGCGAAGCAGGGAGGCGTCATTGGCGGCGGCCCACTCGATGAACTCAGGGGCGATCTCCACACTATCGCTCTTGCGGAAAGTACAGGCGACCTTCTCAGTTGTGAACTTCTGGCCGTCGAGAACGTAGTCCAAATACCGTTTCAAGCGGTCTACCTTACGTTCGATAGCACGGCGGCGATCTGCGAGGGACGCTTCCTCCTGACGGATACCGGCAGCAAGGGCAGCGTTATTTTTGATGTAGAGAGCCAAGTTCTCGACCTTCGCCGTGCGCTCCATCTGCAGATTGTCGAGGGTATCATCCTCGATAACAAGTTCCCCAGTTTCGGGGTCGATTGACGATGCGATCAATTCCTCAATCGCTTTGTCGATCTCGTAGATGTTCATGGGATCATTCCTTTCTTATTTGCCTTAAAAGCATTTTGCATTGATGTAGGCGAGCACCTGATCTTTCATCCAGTCCTGAACGGTCTTGAAGCCGTCCTGTCTGATCTGGCCGATCAGTCTCTTGTAGGTTTCATCGTCCAGCCGACAGGCGATCCGGCAGGTGAAGCGGTGACCGTCCGAGGCTTTCTGCCTTTTCTTCCAGCCCTCCGGGTCGAACTTCATATAGAGGGCTTTCAGGGCGTCCCGGCGAAGCTCCACGCCGTACACATCGGAGGCTTCGCACTTGCTCTGCAGGGGCTTGTCGTACTTGGGATAAATCTCCCGGACCGTATCAACGATCTCTTGCGAGGCCAGAGATTGCGACAAACGGAGGTCTCTCAGTCTGTTACCCATGAGATACCTCCGTTTGACAAATGCCCGTCATCGTGATATATTTCCCGTGGGTAATCAGTTGGGTAAACGCTGGATATCCTCGCCGCATCTCGATCTTGCACATCGGGGAGCGGCATTTTTTTCGGGTCTTCATACTTCCTCCTTTCATTCTGCGGCCTGCTGGGCCGCTTTTCTTTTTGCAAGCCAGACTTCGTATTCGGCCTGCACCGCAGGGTCTTTGAAAAGCTCAAGTGTCAGCTTGTAGCTCGCGGCTAAAAGGCTCTGCCATGTGGATTCGGGGAACTTGGCGTAGTCGATTGCCGCCACGGTCTTCGCCTCCTTTCCTTGAAAATCTCAAATTATGCGACAAGCTGGCTAAAAAAAATAGCGATAGCTTCGTCCCGCGTCAGCTTCAAGGCCTTGATGATCTTGTTGGCGTCATCCACACTCATGCCTGCTCCATTGTTCTGAATGCGGCGGTAAATAGTGGATTTATCGTAACCAATGGCCTTTCCAAGCTCTGTCACGTTCATCCCAAGCTCTGTGAGCTTGCTTTTGAGCTTTCTGATATTTACCGTTCCCATCGGCTTACCCTCCTTTCGTGTCTCATTTTTTGCGACAATGCAATATTACCACATTTCCCACGAAAGTCAATGCAATTCTCAAAATTTGCGAAAAAGTTTTTGAAATATCGCAAAAATTATTGCGAACGTGGGAAAACTATGATAGAATACAAAGCGGAAAGAGGGTGCAACACATGGGCGGCTTTTCATCTGATATCGGAAAGAGAATAAGAGACCGTAGGGAAGCTCTTGGAATTCGCGCCGAAGACCTCGCAGACCAAATCGGAATGGATCGGGCGACCTATTACCGTTATGAGGGCGGTAAGCTCAAAAATATGAAGTTCGATAAAATCAGGGATATTGCAAAGGCCCTTGGCATTCACCCGGATGATCTTGTTGTTTGGGATGAAGAAAAGCCCACCGCCGAAGCCGACGATGAGCTAAAAGAAATGATTTCTATTTTCAGCGAACTGAATTCTGATAATCGTTCCAAATTGCTTGAACTGTGTCACCTTTTTTTAGACGCTCAGCACAAAACCGAAGAAAAGAAATGAATTCATCCGTCTGGCGGGCAGAATTGCATAACCGTGCAAATTCTTCTATTTCACGGCATGTAAGATCAGATTTGTTGCTCATAATAGCAGCTCCTTATTTATTCTGCCGGCAGTGTAAGCATTATACCACAAAAATTACAAAAGTGTTACAGCAGTAATAGTAATATAATTACGAAATACGTAATGGGAGGACAATCCAATGAAATGCCCAAAATGCAAAAGCGAAGATGTGAACATCAGCCTTGAACAGGTCGGAAGTAAAACCAAGAAAACCGGAATCGGCCTCGGCGGCCACATCAACAACACAGCAAGAGCAACTACTGCAGTATTGACGATGGGAATGTCCAATCTGGTTTGGAAAAAGGCGAAAGGCGAGGAGAAGTCTGTCACCAAGAACGCAAAAGTCTGCATCTGCCAGAACTGCGGTTATTCCTGGCAGATCAAATAAGGCCATCTTATCACGGCGGGAGGGAGGCGAGCAGTATTCCAGCAGCGAAAAAGAAAAGCTCTAAGAGCGAGGGGAAACGCGCTGTGATCTATGCCCGCTATTCCTCCCACAACCAAAGAGAGGCTTCAATAGAGCAGCAGATTGAAATGTGTACGGCTCTGGCGAAGCGCATGGGCCTGATGATCGTTGACACCTATGCGGATAAGGCGATCTCCGGGAAGACGGACAAGCGGCCCAGCTTTCAAAGAATGATGGCCGCGGCGACGGAGGATCAATTTGACTTTGTCCTCTCATGGAAGTCAAACCGCATGGGCCGAAATATGCTTGAGGCCATGATGAATGATGCCGCACTTTTGGAATACGGTATCAAGTGTGTCTATGTAGAGGAAGACTTCGACGATACGGCGGCAGGGCGCTTTGCCCTCCGCAATATGATGAACGTCAACCAATTCTACAGCGAATCCATGGCCGAGGACGTCAGGCGCGGGATGCTGGACAATGCGAAGAAGTGCATGGTCAACGGGCGCTGCCCTTATGGCCTGAGAAAAGGCAAGGACGGCAAGTATGAGATCGATCCGGAGCAGGCCGAGATCGTGAGGGAGATTTTCAGCCGGGTCATTGAGGGCTGGCAGCACCGGGACATAATGGACGATCTGAACGCCCGCGGGATCAAAAACCGGGACGGGAACATCTGGCAGCGCACGACCTTTGACAAGCTGCTGCGCAATGAACAGTATATCGGCGTCTATAAGTTTTCGGGGATCAGGACAGAGGGCGGCATACCGGCCATTCTGGACCGTGAGACATTCGAGGAGGTGCAGACCATCTTGACAACAAAAAAGCACCCGCGAGGCAGGCGCCGGAACGTTGAGGATTACTTATTGACCGGCAAACTGTTCTGCGGGCATTGCGGGAATCCGATGGTCGGCATCTGCGGGACCTCCCGAAACGGCGAACGTCATTACTACTACCTCTGCCAAGGAAAGCACCGGCACGAATGCAACAAGAAGAATGAGCGTAAAGAGAAATTGGAGGGCAAGGTAATCCAAGCCCTGAAAATGCTGATCCTGGACGAGGCAACAATAGACCGCATTATGGTCGGCTTCGATCAGTTTATGTTGGATCTGCGCGGTCAGTCCACGTTGGCGGCAAAGGAAGCGGAGCTGGCCGAGGTTGAGAAAGCCCTCGGCAATATAATGAAAGCAATCGAATCCGGCCTACCATTCACCGAAACGACAAAGGGCCGATTGATGGAGCTGGAAGACTCCAAGAAGGTCTTGGCGGGAGAGATCGAGCGAGAGCAGAAGTTTTTCACCCGTGTCGATCCTGAACAGATCCGGTTTTCGATTGAGTATTACAGAGACAAAAATCTGAATAATAGAGAGTACATTCGTGAATTGCTGGCCACGTTTGTACGGGCAATCTATGTGTTCGACGATCACCTTAAGATTGTCCTAAACAATGGGCTTGGTGAGGACATAGAAATACCACTATCCGATCTGCAGGATGACTTGTCGGATGCGGATTTCTCTGAGGCTGATGTTCGTATAAATGACACCAAGCCCCACCAAATTGACAATGTACGAACCACCCTGATCTTCCGCAACTATGGGATCATTGTTGTGGTACCGTACTAAAAGAATAGGCTCCGTGCTTAACAGGCACGGGGCCTTTTCTTTTTGCCCTCGCGCCCCTCCCTTTCCTGTAATAATCTTCCGTTGTGTCGTATTTATCTTCCAAATTCGACACGAAATCCCAAAAAAGCGGTAGATTATTCCGCAGAAGGAGCGTACAGAAAATGATACGGATTCATTTGTCCAGACTTCTCGGCGAAAGAAGATGGACGCAGGCTGACCTATCAAGGAAAACCGGGATCAGGGCCGCAACGATCAACGAGATATACAACGAGTTTGCTGCCCGGATCAATCTGGAACACCTTGACCTGATCTGTGAAGCCCTCGGCTGCGAGCTGGGCGATCTCATTGAGAGAGTCCCAAACACAGAGCCGACGCCTCCGGGTGAAGCAAGATCGAAAAACTCCAAATAGCGAAAAAGACGCAGACAGTCACCCATCGACCGTCTGCGTCTTTTTCATTCGCCCTCTTTCGGTGCGCGTTCGATCACGTCGCTGATCTCACAATCCAGCAGCTCAGTGATCTTGTCGATCACATCGAGGGCGACATATTCGCCTCTGCCCATCCGGGCCACGGTGGCCGAGCTGACCACCGCATAGAGGTCTTTCTTCTTCATCCTCTTCTTGGCGAGGGTTACCCAAAGCGGATCATAAGAAATCATTGAATCGCCTCCGGGAATAAAATACCACGCAATTATTAAAAAGTAAAGAAAATTTTTTAGAACTTAAAGAAAAGTGTTGACTTCTCACTTGCCTGGTGGTATATTGTTATCAGTTCTTAAAGATAAATAAAGACTTCTCAAAGAAAACGGAGGAAACGACAATGACAACGAAAGCACAGGAACGCAAGGCTCTGGAACAGATCAAGAAGATCGTGGAAAGCCTCGGAGCTGACAGCTATATCGCCACCGCTTTTGAGGGGTGTTTTGAGATTGCAGAGAGCAACATCGAAAACGACTGGGCCTGCAGCATGAAGCAGAGGGCCGAGAGCGCAGAGAAGAAAGCCGATGCTCTTGAGGCCGGGATGAAGGAGATGGCCGATCGGCTCAACAGAACGGTCAAGGCGCTCAACATCAACAACGAGAATGCCACGGGTGAGATTCGCCGGCTGGAAGAAGAACTCGCCGAGGCGAGAAAAAAAGCCCTTGATCCTTGGCTTTACAAGCGGCTCTGGTCTGATTACACCGAAAGGGTTGACGAACATAAGGAACGGATGGAAGAACTGGCCGATCAGATGGCCGACCACGCAGAGCACCCCGAAAGCGTAGCTTTCAGAAATGCAGTTTCTTCCTACCGCGTCCGCAAGGAAAGCCGCGAGGTTTGCGAGCAGGTCATTCGAGCACTGGAACTGATGGAGCCGGCCGGGGTCTAATCCCCGGCCCCGGATAGACAAATGAGGACACAACAATGCAGATCACGATTCGCCAGCTCAGGCAGGCCCTCACCGCTATCGACGATCAGGAAATGACCGTCAAGGAACTCCGGGCCAAGCTCTTTGAGCAAGAGGAACAGGATACCGAAAACACTTCGGTAAACGATCTGATCGAGACGCTGTACTGGGCGACCATCTGAAAGGCGGCTGCCATGGAGTGGGTCAAAGAAAGAGAAGCGGCCCTGCTGGAAAAGGGCCGCGAGAATTGGGATGAGAACGATGCGGAGGAATGGGAATACCTCCAAGACGTCAAGGACGGCAAAGAAACCTGTGGGATTTTTTAGGGAGGATACAAGAATGAAGCGTTTTTCTGAAAACGAGCTTTGGGCGTTTGTAAACCGGGCAGATACACACGAAAAAATTCAGATCGCAGATGACTTCCTTTCAAAGCTCGATTATCTGGACATCGACGTGTACAACGACATGATGGATGCTCTTGCTTATAAAAGCCGGGAGCTTTACCAGATGGATGATAGAAGACTATGACGAGTATTTGGACAGCTACGCACAGACCGAGGACGAATATGAACGGCACCTTCTACGGCTTAGACAGTTCAATCTTTAATTCAGGGAGGATAACACAATGAAAACAGCGAAAGAACTTATGAGAGAGTATCAGGCGAAGGATGATTGGAAATCCCTAAAACTCTGGAATTGGGTACATGATTATGGCGATAAGGCAGCCGAATGGAACAACATCTTCCCTCCTGTTGCAGATGATCGTCGCCTGTTCATTAACACCTATAACCAAGTGTATGAAGCAATCGAAAGCCTGCCCGACAACCCCAATTCATGGGTGTGCTGTGCGATAAACCATGAAGTGTATAACGAGCGAGGAATGATGAACGGCATTCTTGCCAGATTCAACTAAAAGGAGCAGACCGCCCCGGAGGTTACGAGGGCAGAAAGGACGAACAAAAATGTATGTTTGCAGTTGCACGGTGACGGTCCGCTTTAATGATGAAGATGTGATCGAATGGCTGGTTGACAACGAGGAAATCACTGATGATGATTTTGCAGATTCTTATAGCCCGTCGCGAGATGAGATTGAGCGTTATGCCTGGGAGTTAATCGAACAAGACGAAGGCGAATATGGGAGCATTACAGTAGATTAAGCCGAAACGCCCTCCGGGGCGTCCACCGCGGGATCGCCTCCCGGTGCTGACGATGGCAGGCAGTTTACGAGCCCGATGAAGATGGACCATTTGATCAGAAATCCCCGGTGATATTTGATGCATTTCGTCAGTGGTCTTTCCCGCAGTTTTGGAAGATGATGTAATCACAACAAATGAAGGAGGAACCCCCAAATGAAAAATCTTGAAACCATGAAGTGCAATGAACTCCGCCTGATGGCGCGTGACCTCGGAATTAAGGGCTACGGCAGCAAGGGCAAGGAATGGCTGATCCCCCGGATCGCCGAGATCATGGAGGCCAAAGAGGCCGAGGCAAAGGCCGCCGCCGAGAAGAAGCCCGTCAAGGAGAAGAAGCCCCGCAAGGTCAACCTGATCGAGCATGACGGCAAAGCGCAGAGCCTTGGTGCTTGGGCCAAGGAGCTTGGAATGCCGGTCCCGACTCTCCGGGCCAGACTCCGCAGCGGGTGGACGATTGAGCAGGCACTCAGCAAGGCCAGCGCCGGCAAGGCTGAAAAGCTGGTCGAGTGCAACGGCAAGAGCCAGACACTGACGGCATGGAGCCGGGAGCTCGGGATTCCGAGAGCGACACTTGATGCCAGGATCAACCGTCTGCACTGGGCGCCTGAAAAGGCCCTCGCAGCCAGAGCCTAAGTCAGTATGACAGACCGGCAAAAACAGATGATCGCGGGGTATCTCCCAAATCCCCGCGATCCAGATTTAGACCCGCTCGACTACTATGTTGAGGACATGCGGGGACGCGCCGTGACGGTGCACATCCAGAATATAGCCTATGACCGATACGAGAATACGATCTATCAGGTGCGGACTGATTCCGGCAGGCTCGTTCATGGCCCTTGGGAAACGGAGCCTGATCTTATGGGCGGCGGCTGGTACACGATGGCAAACCTCTATGACAACAAAGAGGACTGTATTCACGGCGAGCACAGCATGTATAGCCAGTGGGAAGAACTTCGGGAGCTTCAGCGAAAGGAGGGACTGATGTGAAGACTTACGTCTACGGTATGCGGCTTCGGGGCTTTTCCCCCGGTTGTCAACCGATGTACGGTCTGGATCATCGAGAAGATGATACCGTAGGCCTCCGTCCCGGTGGCGGGAAGTACCACGACCTTCTTGTTTATTGGAGGCCGCTCAGTTCAAAGGAAATGGATGATTACGAGCTGGACTTCATCCGGGAGGGCAGAGGATGAGCAGAGAAGAATACTATGCCATCCTGAAAGCCAAGTGGGAGGCAATAGACAAGAACGACCTCGCCGCCATAAAGGCATACAATGCTTTTCGTGAGAAGCTGCGGCAAGAGCTTGATACTGACAAGGAGGGCGACTGATGGGAGATTGGACATACATCACCCCTGAACAGGGGGCGATCATCGAAAGCATCTGTGACCAATTTTGGGATCGGCTCATGGGTGACGGCTGTCAGCGCTGCCCTCTGTACCCGGCCTGCAACGATATTTCGATCCACTGCATGGAAGAGCCGGAACGGACAAAGGCGCTGGAATTGAAAATGTGGGAGTTGGCAAAGGAGGCAACATCGTGAACACAGAGGCCGAGATCACACTCCGGGATCGGGAGCAGCGGACGGCTGACGCTTTCGGGATCACCTATAGGGTGGAAGAATTGAAGCGGGACTTGCTGGCCGTTGATGGAGTGGTAGATGTGGAATTTGATCTTGACGGATTTTGGGACAACATGGGTCAGGTCATCTTCCTCCCGAAATACTCCATCCCCGTTCATTCGGAAGACTACTACCAAAGACGCAGGGCAATGATCGTCCGCATCTTGGAGGTCTGTGCCAAGCACGGTCTGAAAAGGTCGGGAGATCGCATTGAGGACTACGGCGAACACCTGTACATCGTCACAAATTGCGGATGGCCTGTAAGGCAAGGTGTTACTGTCCCCGATATTTCGCCCGTATAGGCGTTCTGGGGCCGTTGCAACGCTTTTGATGGTCCTCGGCCCTGCGTCTACACCCCTGCGCCATGTATGCGCCCAAAAACGCGAAAAAAGCCCCCACCATTTTCGTGAGGTCACGAAAATGATGAGGGCTTTCCTCTTACTTGTTGTATGTACCGAGGACGCCGCGCTCGGCGCGATCCTCGGCGCGTTTGTTCATCCACATCAAGGCTTCCTCAATGTGGGTCAGGGCGCATGCGTTCTCGCGGGTGGCAAAAGGACCGGACTGAAAAGCACGGAGGCGATCACGCACAATTTCCAGAAGATCACCGTCAAGGACGCCGTGCTGAGAGGACGGATCATTGCGCGGGCCTTTCTGGAACTGAATCACGATCAGGGGATTCCCGTTTTCGGGGGCATCGTCCGCGGCGTAGATGTCATACTCATGGTATGCACCACCGGGGCCGACCTCGCCATCCCGGTAGACCGCGTTCAGATTGTTGTGCTTCTGAATGGTCGAGAGTTTCTGTTCGCTCATTCCGCTTCGCCCTCCATGGTTTCAGGCTCGCCGCCATCCGGCACTTCGACAGGGCCGAGATTGATAATGGGGGCGCTGTTCTTCATCATGTTCAGATAGCTTTCACATTCGCCGGTGATCAGGGCGTCGAGATCGGCGCCGGAGGCGATGATCAGTTCTTTGGAAGCATCATCGAGTTTCAGCTTCACCAGATTAAGAAGTCTGAAACCGAGATCGTCAATCTGCGCCTGAGTAAGTTTGCCGCCCGGATTCTCCGCTTTAAGATCGGCGACAACGGTCTGCTGAAGCTCGCCCGCCGTCTGCCTTGCGATTTCACATACTTTCTGGACGGCGATATTCAGATTCTTCAATTTAAGGTTTTTGCCGAGCTTATCAGCAGCAAAGGCAGCCAGCGCGAAAAAGGCCATCTGTACCAGTTTGGCGAGGCTGTTGACCGTCTGCTCGATCAGGATCCCCACGACGGTCTGAGAGCCGTCAGGATTCTGCGTCTGCACTTCGATCCCCTGACCGCCGCAGGCGCAGAGCGTGAAGACCATGGTCACGATCAGCATGACCAGCAGAATGGATTTGAGATACTTTTTCATGTCGGATTCCTCCTAAAATTATTTCAGCAAGGCCGTCATAGTGTCAGCGCCAACAACGCCGTCTGCTTTGAGGCCGTTCGCTGTCTGAAAATCTTCGACCGCTTTTTTTGTGGTGGGGCCGAAATCACCATCCGGGTTTTCTTTGCCGTCAACGATCCTCCCTCCGCACGTATAGCCGCGGGCGATCAAGAGGGTCTGCACACGCTCGACCTTTGTTCCGGTCATCCCCTCGGAAAGTTCTTCAAGGGTGATCTGATAGGTCTTGCCAGATGTGGCCACAGCGGGAGCCTGTTCCTGCTCCTGCGCCGGGGCGTTGCCGTTGTTGTACTTCGGCCAGTAAGTGTAACGGGCAAGCTCACCACGGGCCTCCGAGGTCTTGATCGTGTCGGCGGGGACTTCAAAGATGCTGCACCAGATGTAACCGGCAACTTCTGCGCCCTGCTCTGTGTTGGCACAGGACTTCATCTTTGTGAGTACGGCTGCATGGGTCGTTTCGAGCTCATGCTTCATGTACCAAAGCTGACCGTCAAGGGCGGCGTAGTCCTTGCCGTTGCTGGCGCACCAACTCCGCAAGCTGGTGTTTCTGCTGGCGTGCCACTGACAAATACCGTAGGAAGTGCCAGCATCACCGATTGCCCCGGTCTGAAAGCCGCTTTCCCTCTCAATATTGGCGAGGACGCCGCAGATGGCGGCGAGGCTCAGGCCGAGTACTTCTTTGCAGAAGTTGAAGATCGTTTCCTCGTTGCTCTTGCCGATAGTGTAGGTCTGCACCGTGGGAGTTGCCGGGGTGGTGGTCGTGGTCTTGCCGGAAAGAATCTCGTTCACACGCGCCTGCACTGCAGTGTAGTCATGGCCGGCAGCGGTCAGTTTCGCTACACGATCAGCACCGATGCCCCATTTCCCGGCAATGACTTCATTTGCCAGCGCCGTGATCTGATCCGCAGTTTCGGGCTGCGCGGTCTGCGTAGGGCAGCCGTCATCCCACTTCGGGCGGCCATATCCGTAGATACTGCCGCTGCCGATCTGATAGGAGCGCCGATAGGTACCGTCGCTCGTATTGCCCTCGATGGTGTTCACCGTGGAGCCAGAAACGGACACGACAATGCCGGTATGACTGACCTCCCCGGCCTTGTAGGTAAAGAAGATCTGATCGCCCGGCTGCGGCACGGTGTTCGGACCGTAAAACTGGCCGTACTGCTTGTAGTACTGGGCGCTGTAATAGCACCCGGCCCCGGCTGAATACCGAGGCTGGCAAAGCAGCTTCATGGCGGCCTCTTTGCCGAAGCACTTGTACAGGAGCCAGTCATAAAAAACGTCGCAATACGGATACCCGTTCTTCGGCCCGTTGTAAAAATCTCCGAGGGCATCAAGGTCGCGGGCATACTTTGTCCAGTTGCCAGAGCCGCTATTTGCGGTCTTATCGTCCAGGTATGCGTTGCTGCCTTTCTCGTGGTAGCCGACCTCACTTTCTGCGAGGGCGATTACCTTGTTTCTGTCGTAGCTCATGTTTGCCTTTCCCCCTGTTCTTATCAATGAGCCAGAAAATGAAAGACCAGATAAGCCCGAAAGCCCATCCAGCCGCGAATATTGAGAGCGCAAGCCAAGCGCGCACGTCGCTCAATACCTCATGGAGATACATCATGCAGCCCTCATGTGATTACTTCCCATTTGCGCACCTCGGCGCAAATATCGTCAATGAAGCTGTTGCCACGGAGAGCTTTGTATGCCTTGTACTCCATCATGAAGTTCTCTTTTTCATACTGGCGAATCCTGTCCTCCTCTCTGTGCTTATAGTAGGTGTGAAGCATGTCCGAGCGGAGCATGCACTTTTGGGCCTCCCGGAGATCCTTGATACCAAAAAGCCACTCCCTGAACGGCTTGATCAGGATTGCAGCAAAGGCGAAGATGCCGGAAATATACCCGCAGTATTTTGCGATTTCAGAAAGCCAGTCCATGGCAGTTACCTCCCTGAAAAGGAAGAAGACCGGCCCGGGAGCTGGTCTTCTTCATCCTTGTTGATATTCTTATGGGCCGGTATGATGCAGCCTGATAAAAAAGAGAGCTGCCCGCGTTCACGGTCAACTCCCATCGTGTTTTCTGTCGATCTTTATGGATTCGATGCGATGCCGGATTTCCTCAACGGCTTCCAGCTCGTCATCAGCAATCATTCCCGCTTGGAGAAGTCTCTCGGCCATCTTATCGATCATGGCGGCCATATCTCCAACGGTCAGACAGAGGCGTTCTATCAGCTCTGCAATCGTCACGGCCCTGCCCCTTTACTCTTCCGGCTTCTCCGGCCACACTACGTTGTACGGAAAGCCCTCTTGCTGCGTGACGTCCCGGAGCGCCTGACGGTATGTAGCGATACCGCCGAGAAGAACTTCACCGAGTTTCTTGAAGAAGGTAAGCCAAGCCGTGAACGTGGTGCCGGACGGCACAGTCAGGCCGAGCCGGTCAAGGGCCATGAGGGAATCACTGTCGGCAAGCATCTGATTGCGCAGCGCCCGGACCTCTGCAGCAGCCTGCGCAAAGGAATCGGACTGGGCAAGGGCAAGCCACTCGTCAAGGCCGTCCCGGATCCTCGCCTCAATGTTCTCAGCCCACGGGCGTTCGATCACCCACGATACCGCCTCATAAGCGGTCTCGCCGTCTTCACGCGGCTTTTCCTGAACGTCCGTATAGAATATGATAACTGCCTTGTTCCCCTCGTGGGACACAGTAAATGCGGGCGGTCTTTCCGCTAATTCTGTTGCGATCCGCATAGGACACAACCTCCTTTATAAAGTCAAGATTCAGAAATGGTGTGATGTACAGTGCTGTGAAATTCTTGGAGTCCGCATGCTTGAACCATCCTGACCGGCTCAACATGGCCTGCGCCGTCCGTAGGACGATAAAGCCTCTTTCTACCAGCCGCTTATTGATACGCTTTACCAGTCTGCGGATTCTCAGGAAACTGCCAGCACGGACGCGGGTGGTTGTGCGCGTAAAGGTATAGCCGACAATATCCACCTGCTTTGTTCCGGGTTTTAGTTTCATCCGGCCTTTTTCGTCAGGAGGGAGCAATTCGCCGACCTGACAGATTTCCCATGCGTCCTTGATACGGATACCAAGCACTTCACGGCAGAATACCTTGATCTTCTTGACGGCTTTTTTCAGATCGGACTTTGATCCCATCAAGAGAAGATCATCGACATACCGCATGAAGTGCTTTACCATGTGGAGCCGCTTTCCCCGGCGCTCTTTGTATAGCTTCTCGGTGATGAAGCGATCAAGGGGCGTCAGGTAGATATTGGCAAACCACGGGGAGGAATAATACCCGATAGCCAGATTGTGGGGATTCTCAAAGAGGGTTTCTTGCTGGGCTGACGAAAAGACGATTTGATCCAGGACACTCAGAAACCGAGTGTCTTTGATCTGGCGGTGCAACTGCTCGCTCAGTTTCGTGAGATCGACGGTCTGGTAGAAATGCCGAATATCGAGCTTCACAAAATGGGTACAGTCGCCGGATCGGACCCACTTCTGCACAGTCTTCCGGGCGTCTTCAATGCCCCGCTTCGGAAGATTCCCACAGGAGTGCCGATACATTCTCTTGATCATCATGTTTTCAATGGTCAGCATTGCCATCCACTGAACAAGATGATCCTTCAACCGCGCAATCTCAATTTCCCGCTCTTTGCCGCTGGACATGATGCTGCGCGTTTTCCCGGGCTTATGCTGCCACTTGCCGGCTTTCAATTCTTCCACCAGCGCCACAGCATAGGCATGCACTTTTGCCGGATCGAGGGATCCACGCGGATGGGCAGAGTCGTTCTTGTGGTATCCGAAGATGCGCACAACGACTCTGTCCTGCCGCTTATTTTGGGTGCCTCGGTATATGGCTTCTGTAGCGGTCTCAATGCTGCAGAATTTCTCCCATAGATTCCCGACACGTTTCATGCCTTTTTCATCCTTTCGACTCCCATACACTGGCGCCGGGAGACGCCGGTGCTTTCGAAATGTATGAAATACACCCTACCAAGCCGATTCCAGTCGGATGGTATTTTGATCCCCTCGCGGGGACCTTGGAAAAGCAGTGCAAATAATATGAGACAGAATGCAGGGGGTTATGACTGGAGTAAGGATCAATAAGGCCCGACCCGTAGTTCCAATTCCCGTTGGAGGGGGCGTTGTTCGCGTTGACGTAGCGCGGACCATAGTTGCGACCATTGTTCACGTTGCCACGGCGGCGAACGGCACGCACAGCGTTGGAATTAACGAGGTTGGCGGGAAGACCGAAAGCCTCCACCGATTGCACTGCGATCCCAAATCGAGGACAGTTTAACAGAAGTTCAACGAAGCGGCCCGTTTTTGTATGAAAATTACGGATTTCGTAATTCTAAAAAATTAGCGGCGAGCCGCTTCGCGGCATCTAATAAGGGGGCTGCGGCCCCCTCTGCCGCTAAGGCGGCATTCACCCCTACTGGACCATATAAAGGCCCGACCCGTAGTGCCAATGCCCGTAGGAGGGGGCGTTGAACGCGAAGACGTAGCGCGGACCAGAGTTGCGACCAGCGGCCACGGAGCCACGGCGGCGAACGGCACGCACAGCGTGGGAAAGAACGAGGTAGGCGTAGTCTGCATAGAACGTCGTGGCGCTGCCTCCTGTCGTGAGTGTCGGTACACGGATACAAGGGAGATCAGCATCGAAACCTTCTTCCTTGATGTAGCCGTCCTTGTAGGATTCAACCGGGGTGGTCGTGTCCAGTTTGCGGAAACCGTTTTCCGGGTCCTGCAGATCAGAGAGATTCGGCATGCTGGCACTGGACGGATAATAGGCAGCGGCACCCTTTTTCCTCAACTCGTCGTTGTAGTACCAGTCCAGATGATAGCTGCTGCCGTCCGCTGTCCTTGCATCGAACAGGTCAAGGCACGTCATGTTCTGGTTGCCATAGACGTTTTCACGCCAGCGGTAGAGCATTGGGTGCTTTGTGTCCGAATTACTGACCGGGGAGCCAGTGTGACCGAGAACAGCAGAGACGCCGGAGGCAAAGCCCTGCGTCGCGCCGGTGATCCACGGGCGGGAGGCGATCTTCGTAGTGTCGGCCGTGATGGAGGCGGTACGGTCCGTGCCGTCGTAGGTGATCAGCCGATAGGTGCCGGAGGCATTCAAGGTGCCGTCTGCGTCGCAGTTTTCGATTGCGGTGATGCAGTTATAATCATCCACGCCGGACGGAGTGGCACCATGATCTGCGCCGATGTAAATCGTCTGACCTACGCAGAACAGATCGCCGATGGCAGCTGTCAGAACAACTTTGTTTGCGGCCGGGGCAAGGGTGATCTTGTGGTTCGTGTTGTACGGCATCGCCGTGGCGCCCTGCATAACAGTCTGCATATCGGTGGTCGCAAACTCAATGGTCATCAGGAGCCATTCATAGTGGTCAACAACGGACGGCTCAATGATGGCGAAGTTGGCGAAAGAAGTACCGTCGCCATAGGTGCGGGCCTGATCCCAGTTGCCTTTGTAGGTGCCGAAGTAGTTCTGCAGGCCGGGGAGCGAGACAGCATGACCGTCTTTCAGGGCCAGTGCGTAGCACGGGAGATAGGTGTGCGGCCTGACTTTGTTTTCTGCATCGAGACAAACAGGGTGCGCTTCCCATCCAGCATGAGGGCCGCCCGAAATGCCAAGAGTGCCGTCCGTTTCGTCGTGATACCAGTACGTGGGCGGCACATCAACGCAGACGTAATCGCCCTTGCTGCCATCCTCGGCATAGTCCGCATCACCGTAATAGGCCTGCGGGGTAAACACGGCCTTGCCATCAACGATTGCCCAGGTGCCGACGCATTTCCTCCGATCGAACGGCGCGCAGCCATCGAAATCAGATGCAGCAGCAACCTCATCGGTGCCGGGAGTGGCAGTCTTGCCAGCAGCGTCCCACAGACGGATCAAGGTCGTGCTGGACCCACCGACGCCAGAGACGCCGTACTTCGGATAGCCGGAATCACCAACCGCCCAAAGCTGACCGTTTTCGTCTCTACCGACCGGGAGAATCATGGTGTCGTTCTTCAGCATGGGATTGTACTTGCCTTTGAGATCAGCAAGGTCATCGCCCAGCGCAACGGCAACGACATGCGCGGCGTTCCAAGCCCCGGCCGGGTGTTCGGTCGTGAAGCGGAAAAGATCGCCCTGATACACGCAGTAGTCACCAACGGCATAGGCCGTGGATGTGCTGAAATCTGCGGCCTGCGGAGGCACCTTATAAGTGTCCGGCAGTCCGGGGAACTTCATTGACTTTAACGATTTGTTTGCCATAGCTTAGCTCTCCTCTGTAATAGTGATGTTGCCATCCCCATCGTCAGTGTAGGTGTAGGATTTGCCCTCACCACCGCCACCGCCACCTTTCTTCTTGGCGAGGCCGAAGAAGATGAGGATGTATCTGAGTACATCGACTTCTCTCATTGTGTTCATAGCGCCTCCTACTGTTTAACAAAAGTGCCGCTCTCGTCGGTAACATATACGTCGCCGGTAGCTACGACATAAAGCACGGAGAGCGGTGCGAACAGATCGGTATCGTTCAGACCGTCAATCCCCTCGCCCGTAGTAGGGAGCGTGGCGGGGGCGGTGTCAGCGGCGAGGACAACGTCCATTACCCTCGCACCGTCGCTGGCATAGGTGTTGATACCTGCGGATACAAGTTTCATATTTTCCTCCTTTCACGTCAGCCTAAAGTAATTACAACGTTTCCGTCAGAGTGCGCATCGGAAAACGTAACCGCCTGAATATCTTCGAGATCAGGCATTTCCTCGCGGCTCTTTTCAAAGTGGATCACGCCATCGGAGGTAAATGACGGAGTGTAGTAGCCGTAGCTGCCTCCGACAATCGCCTCGGCCTCTTTGATCAGATCCTGCAGCTTCTTATACTCGTTGGAGCTTGAAACATGCTCACCCACGCCAGACGGCCCAACATCGAGAAAGAAGTACGCGGTGGAAAGAAGCTCCTCACCCTCGGTGATCTCAATGTCAGCAATCGCAAGCCCTTTCACAGTAAAAGCCTGATCTCCGGGGACGGCGACAACGGTGTTGTCCTGAACAGATGCATCATAGATGCACCATGTTTTGTCAGGCTTGACGATCCTCATTTTGTAGGTAAGGCCAGAACCAAGGGTGACGGTTTCATCGTCCTGCACGACGGTGATGATGAATTTGTGCGAGTTCTCGTCGAACTGCTTGACTTCCACGAACTGCTTATGCTGCTGCCCGTTGAGGTCAAGCGTAAGTCTGTGTGTATAGATCATACAGGGGTCCTCCTTTACGACATGGATATAGTTTTCCAGCCCGTCCAGTTTGGGGTGCTGGCAGTGCTGTCATAACAGCGGGCATAAGCAGCTGTCATGTCGAACGGGAAATAACGCTGGATGACTGTGCCGCTGCCGTTTGCCAGGATTTCCAGCAAGCCAGCTTTTGCAACGGGATAATTCCTCGTTGTCACCGCCTCGCTCGCGTCACTCTGTGTGTAGTAGCCCCCATCTTTCAGGTTGTTCAGGTATTCGGTGGTCAGCTCTGCTACAAAGCCGAGGACAAGAACATCGTGCATGGCAATATCACCATGCACGTCCAGCTCATAATACGGGGTAGGATTGTTCACACCGACGCGGGGCCGGTTGTTTGAAGCGCTGCGCTTTCGGAAAGCCAGCAGCGGCGTCCCTTGGTTGAGGACATATTCGTATTCAAGGACAGTCAGATCGCCGAAAGCGTCATAGACGTAGAATACGAAGTCAAAAGAGTTCGTTTCATCCAGCACCATCAATTCGGCGTTCACATAGGAGAAAGTGAGACCGTTGATCGTGATGGCGCTGGTGATATCCACCGTCGTATATGTCGTGTCGGAGGTCTGCTTGTACTTGAACTTCACCTGAACAATGGAGTTGAGTTCGGCACTGTCCGGCTTGACGGAGCTGACCATGCCATAAATAGAAAGCTGGACGAGGGAATCGATCTCGTTCCGGCGCCGCAGGGTGAATTGAGTAAATCGGGGATTTGTGTAGGGCAGCACGGTCACGGTCTTTTCAACCGTTGTGCTATACCCGCGGCTGTCGGAGCATGTGACTTTGAGAGTCAGAGATCCCGATGAGGACACCGAGCCTACGTCAAGGACGGTCCCGGTGCTGCTCAATGACACGTCGCCTATGCTGACGGAATAGCCTGTGATG